ATAGGATTCCGCCAGAGCACAAGTCCATTGTTTTTGGAAAGGCCAAGCATATACTTGACCTCGCCTTACAAAAGGCCGCTGAGAAGATCGGCGGCAGCGCCATAGTCTATAAAGCCCCAAATACACCGTAATAAAACGATGACGTCCATTTGGTCATCTGTTCTTATAATGTCTTATATTCCTAACAAACTGCTCCAAGTCTAAACACACTCCACCCTCATTAAATCTGACAATATCTTGCTCATCAACTTGATGTCCAAATTGAGCACAATAGATCTCGTGTGCAGTGACGTTCGAGATAGCGTAGAATGAGTGTACCAGCAATGGTGGAACACTGTAATAATCGCCAGCCGTTAAGAGTACAAAACTAGAGTTTAGACCCTCATAATTTATTACAGCTAGTTCGCCAGAGTCGATTGCAAATATATTAGTCTTATACTTGTGGTAATGTATACTGCAATGATGATTTGCATTAATAGAAATGCTGTGACGTGACACCGTTGGGCTATGATAGACCTGCTCAGTCGTGCCCCAAATTTTATGCATCTTAACTCCTAACGGTTGGTTGATTGCTCACTTTCTCGTAGAAATAACTAATCTGGCTATTGCCTAGAGATATCAATTCGTTTAAACCAACTAAATAAGGATCATGCCCGGCGGTTCCGGTGCCTTCGTTAAACACTTCATTAGTGGCAAGAATATTTCTATTTGGCGCATACATGTCTACATACTGAATGCCATCGATACCCTCTAATGTGTTAATAAAGTTGCTTAAAAACAAGCCCTCACCAAGTTCCCAGTTATTATAATTAAAGAATTCATTGATAGTCCGTTCTACTTCCTGCCTTACAATAGTGCCATCGGCAGTGCGACTAATAATGATGCTAGCTTTGATGTCTACCGCCTTTAACCTGCCGCCCAGAACCTCAACAGTATCAGTAGCATTATTGTATAACCTTATCTTGCTGCTCAAGCCGTCTCTAAGACCCAAACTTGGTAGCTCCAGTGCATCCTTACCAAATGCTAAGATATACACTTCAACTAAGTTAGCATTTATGTCAGTCCTGCAGATAGCTGTTGCTTTTGCCACAGCTCCATATACAGGACTAGCAAACGTCTTAGCGAATTGACTATAATCGCTGATCGTAACGATCCTGTCGTGCAATGAGAAATCTTTAGGCGCTCGTCGCTTTGCGTCCTCGATAGATTCTTTGTCTGTACCGCCCTGACTCGATGTGACATTACTGAAAGTCACATTGACCAGCAAAGATTGCGGTGGGTCAGACACATACTGGTTGGTTTGACTGATGGTGTTAGCGGATATCCTACCCCTTAATCCTCCGCCAACTCTATACCTTATTAAAATGCTGCTTCCGCTCGCCGGTATTTTGCCAGTCCGATTATCACCAAAATTTACCACCATACGGTCACCATAGAATATGGTCTCAGCGACCGTATCATTGGGTCCGGCTTTTTGAATTGGATAATCTATTGCGGTGTAATCTATGATATCGCGCCCATTAGAAACTTTAATGAACACGGGATAAGATAAAATGTTATTGTCTCTTATAGTAAATGATTGGTTAGCTGTCCCATCTGAAGAATAGCTTACTGGTTGCGTGAATTGACCTTCGATACCGAATGCAATAGTGCCCTTTTTACCACTTGGTATGATAATTTGACTGGTCCAATCATCAGGCGCCTTGTAAACTTCATAAATCAATCTCTTGCCATCAGCTCCAGCGATATTAAAGCTCGTTCCAGCATTTATCCTGATGTCACTGCTAGCGATTCTGCTGACCACACATTCAAAATCTACGGTGGCGGCTGTTTGCCGTAGGATTTTTTGGTTAATCAGACTTAAATGATTTAAAACCGATTCCTCTTGCGTGGCTGTGGCTAGCGTCGCTTCTTGCGCCAGTAGATCAGATCTTAAGCTTAGCTTGGCGACCGCACTGGCCACCAACTCTGTCATCATTACGATTCCATTTGCAGCTACAAAGTCATTAAATTTATCTGGAAAGTACGTCTTAATGTATTCTAATAACACCTGTCGCGCAGTATCAAAGTCTAGCCCACTGAAATCGAGCGAACGTAAGCTGCTGTCTGGTGTTAATAATCCTATCTGTTGTGGATCCGGTGGTAATTGAAAATAGATGGATCCTGCGCCATACTGTTTCACCAACTGATCGTTAACAGAATTGTTAGGCAAGGTGATTATTGCGTCAGCCATGTCATCCCCTCGTGAAGAATTGTTCGATATTTATGAACGTGTTCGGCTGATTTCTCATATTCGAAAAAATCTGAATATTTAATCCATTACGCGCTTCATCAGGCGTAAGTGTCACTCGGACGTTAATGACTCTAGGTTCATTCTTACTGATCTGATCAATAATCGATAATCTGAGTCTGTTTAAGAGCACGTTGTCTAATGGCTCAAACAAATAATTCCTGATGCCAACGCCAAAAGCAGGCTTGTAGTACCTCTCGCCGGGCACCGTTAGCAGCAATTGCAAAATGTCATTCTTTATCAGGCGTTCATCTTCCTGCCTAGGCAAGATCGAATACTTGCCGTCATAGAAAGGAGGATTGTAACCATATACACTTGCCATTAGTTCACCAGAGTGGCTACGGTTAATAGATCATTACGCAACTTCGATGCATTTAGCGCAGTCTCATTAGCGATGATAGTTTGGGCAGTGATTTCTGCCAGCAACTGCTGCTTTTTAGCTTCTAAGGTCTTGATGATTTCGTCATATTGCGTGGGCCCTATCAGTGTACTGCCAATGACTTTCGCCGCCGCCAACGTTTTTTCGCAATCGCCAAGGTTAGTCTTAGCTAGTCCTATGCCAAGTTCAGCGTCCTTCCTTGCAGCAATAGCTTGGCTTAACTGCACCCGCAGCTGCTCAAACGCTTCAAGCCCACTAAATGTCAGAGAATTAGACTCTACAAAAGTTAGACCAAAGCTTTGCAGGTCTAACACATTTTGGTCATGTAGATATTCAACGCCAGTTGAAACGTACATCTGTTCAACGCTAGCAACTGGTACCGGAGGCGTTAGTTCAATGGCTTGACCATACGCATATTTTTTTGTGGTCGACCCTGTAGCGGCAGCATTTGCCTTTGTGACAGTTGCGATTTGTTGGCCGAATTGAGGCCTACTAGAAATGATAGTGCCCTGTTGAGCTCTAGGGTTTTGAGCAATGATGCCCTCTGGGACCTTAGCTATATTGCTACTTCCGAAGAACGGCATAGCTGAACTAACAGTAAATGTGATATTCTGCGTAAACTGGCTTCGAGAATAGAATCCAGTGGGGAATTTAATTATCATTTTACCTCGCAAAGCCAGGGAGCCAGCCGTCTACTTGACTGAATAACGAATCAAGCTGATGCTTAATCTCTGCATCCGGACATGATTCGAACGGCCCATTATAAGTAGCGCCACGGTCAGTCGGCTCTAGCTTACCAGGTATATTTGGTACTGGAGGCGGTATTATCGGTGCACTTATTAGACCGATTGACGGTAACCCAGTGACATGCACCCCGATTCCTTCCATTCCAATCTTAGCTGCTCCGCCTGACAAAACCATGCTCTGAGGTGTAGACATGCTGATGCCTTGACCTGCGTACATGTTTATACGCTTCTCAGCTCTCATGTTAATATTGCCAGCGCTGTATATTTCAATAGTTCCAGTGGGAGCTCCATTAACGATGCTTATCGTGTCATTAGAATCGTCAATAATAAAATAAGTCCTTTTGCCTTTTTTCCCACGCCACACGCCTATGTTATGTTTTTTACTAAACCAAAACCCACGAGCTTCGCTGTCCACCAGCTCTACCCAAGGGCCATCACCTTTTTGGCCGTCGTGAGCTTCTAGCCCAGCTTGAATACCGTCAGTCACACCAGTAGGGTTAACTGGTCCACCCCTATCAATCTCTGGACCTGGCCCCTGACCGCCCCTTGTTTTAAGCCTTAAATATTCGTTCTGTAAATCGAGCTTTAAGTGATATGATGTTGATTCTGGGCTATTAACCATCGTAGGCGATCGCAGGAATTCATTCTCCTGTATGCCTTGCCACGGCATGGTATATTTCTTACCTAGGCCGTTAGTAATGATACTATATTGATACCTATCATTAAGCTCAAAGACTGATCCAAGTGGCGAACCAATAGTCAGATGGTTACTCAAATCATTTTCGTTCGCTTCAACATAGAAACCACGAGCATACGGCGGTGGTTCAATCTCGACAACTGCTTCTTCATATGAAGCACCCGAAGCAATTAAGATGATGCTTACTGTAAAACCATCAACAACCACAGCTCTAGCAACCGCCCCCTTGCCACTGCGGTTAGGATCAGTAATGCTGACCTTCGGTGGGTCCTCGTACATACTGCCAGGATTAATGATCTCTATGGCGGTAATTCGCCCTTCCGATATCGTTGCTACGGCAGTTGCTCTCTCTCCGGATGCAGGTTTTATGCCAAACGATCCAGCTGGTCTACGGCCTTTTAACATGAATCCATTGCTACACGGCCATGGATTACCAATAGGATCAGCAACATCTGCGCCACGATCATCCAATACAAATTTCAGCCCACCTGGGGTGACGATTCTGGTCATGCGCATATCTTTATTAGCAAAATATTGGTCTTCTTTTTCAGAACCATATCCTGCGTCTTCTAAATTAGTCTTCCTAATATTAATATTAAAAGCTGGATCGTATCCCACATCAGAAGCTTGATAAAGATTGCCTGCTTTGCTACGCCACTTCAGCCACCGCATGTCGTTCTGCGATTCTAAACTCAAGAATTGGCCCTGCCCATATTCATTCTGCCTAGCAGAATTTAACATAGGTCCAGGTTGAGCATATCCGACATCACGTTGTTCCCATTTATGACCATAGCGTGAGAGGAGCGAAATCTTTCTTTGATCGGCACCGGGCACCTCCATGCCGCCAGAAGCAGTGCTGGCTTGGCCTTCATTTAAAAGTCTTTGAATATACTTAAATCTTAGATCTTCAAACGGCTCATCTACAGCAGGATCGCCAACAAATTCACCGAATGACGAAGTATCATCGCTTTTATGCCAGTAGTAACCTACATCACTTAACTGAAAAATATTGCCATACTTAGTAATTTCAGCATGATATTTTCTATCAGGAGAATTAACTTCAGGTTTAGCTTTTGCGTTATTATATGCAGCAGAAGCGTACGGGTCATACTCCGCAGGAGGGTCTGCAAGAGTGTGAGTAACCGGGAAAAACCCCACTGCACTACTGATTACAGTCGTGCCATAGCGGTCGGTGTAACCGAAATTCATAGGTCTGCCGTCTTTTGGCAGATAATCGGGATCATAATCCTCAGGTGGACCCTGCGGCTCAGCATTAAAACTTAAACTTACTGGGCTCGGATTGGTGACTTGGAAGCGCGTGTAATAACGCTGTCTAGTAGGATCAGCGCCTGCAAACCAAATTGGGCCGAATGGATGTTGCTTTTCTAGCGAGATCCAAACGCCATCCCCGACACAAGGGTTGCTGAATATTCCGCTCCGCGGACCACCAAAACCCGGTGCTGGGACAGCGAACGGCGCATCAGCTACCGACATATTACTATTGTGCATTTCTGGGCATAGGAATCGAATACGCCCCATGTTTAATGGATCATTTGTGTCAACAACCATGGCACGATAGAAACCAGGAAAACGTTCGGCTATTGGGGTAGACCGCTCACGTATTAATTTATTGTAGTATAGCCCAGGCGTATCCATTACGAAATCCGTGGTAGCAGGTAAGATGCAATTGGATATTTTATAACCAATCCAACTGGTGGCCAATTTATTGTATCGACAACATTATTGTATGTGTACAAAACCCAATCGTACTGTGGGTTACCGTATAAATAGCCAGCGATAATATCGGCCCGTCCGGCTAACCCTGTGGTGACAACGTATGTTGATATACGATCTTCTGGGATACTGGCTAAATCAATTGGCACAACCCACACGCCATAGGTAGATTGCTGCTGGTAGGTCAGCATTTTGGTTTTATTATATCTAGAAACATTGCTTGCCATATTAGTACCACGCATAACTTACATTTTTAAGATTTAAACCACCATCATCATCTACCTTCGGTTGAGGATTAGGATTTTTGGGGTCTGGCTTTGCGCTTTTCGCATCTTCACCAGCCTTTTTGCCAGCGGCAACATTATACCATAGCTTTAGCGTACATGAGAGATCTACCTTAGTCGGATACACAATCGGACTAGTGTACATCGTGTCAGAGTATTTTACTGACATGTCACTCATCGCCACTGTCTGCGTGCTATCGCCCGTAATTCCTGGGTATTTGAAATCTATTGCAAATGCATAAGTAGATGCTTCGTCCGCCAGCACACCAGCATAGATAAAACCTCTGAAATTGCGAACTTGAATTTGGACATCCGCTATGCTCCAGCCATCGAAGCCTGGTAGGTACGTCCATTCTAACTTTAACGTACGATTTTTAATTGATTTTGGAAAAAGTATTTCGCCAGTATATGCAGATCCTGCGGTACTATTCCATTCCAAATTGGCGTCGTCGCTCGTAACTTTTGGAGGGAACTGGAACTCCTGCTGAATTCCATCGGCATAGAGTAACACGCAAGTTTCCGCAGCTGCTTTGTCATAGCTTGTAAGGGTCGCCATTAAATCCACTCTCCTAATTGGCTGCGCTGACGCCTAGCAAGATCTGGTAGCATATTTTCCAATAATAACCGCACTTCTTCCAGTTTTTCAACCATCGGAGTGATATCTGTCTTGTCGTAGCTAGTCGTATTGAAACCAGTCGCAGCAGCTCTCTGCTGAGACCCATACGTTACTGTGGCACGACGATTTGACGCTAGCGGCTGCGCCATCACATCATCGGGCATCACATTACCACCAATCACCGGCGACGTCAATGTTTCTGTGCTACTTGCGTAGTCTGAAAGACTAGTAAGCTGCTCCTGTTGCCTAGCCATCGCACCACCAATTTCAGCGTCATATCGGCTTAATTCCAACATGGCAGTCACATATTTGTTAATGCTATCTGCCAACTCTCCAAAGGCGCTAGCTATCTTAGTAATCGGATCAGTAATACTCACAGCGAAAGCAGTAAGATTTTCAACGATGCCGCTGTTGGTTAACTTCCGTATTACAAAGACCAAGGGGTCTACTGTCTGATTCATAGCCAGCGATGCAGCCTGAAACGCAGCGGACGCCCCAGTGAACGCTTTACCAGCTTCATTCAGCAAGTCGGCAGCAGTACCCAAATTTTTAGAACCGACTAAAATACCCTTAGCGACCAGGTTAAATAATAATACTGGGAATATTAACGCAACGCTAGCAACGTAGAAAATAGCAGCTAAACTTAACAGTGACCAAGCTCCATAGTATAAAAAGGTCACAGCGAAAGCTAAGACAACTGCTGCATGTAGCAAAATGCGAGCTCCGATTAAAATCTGAATAGCAGCTTCAATTAACAGGGCTGAAGATATCAACAGCCATTCGCTAGCAGGGTACATAAACAGCGATGATAGGTATAAGACAGTAGATGCAAATAACAAGATGACTGATGCGTATGACAAGATGATAGACCCAGGCACTAATATTATCGCCGCTATTAATAGAAAATATGCTGCAAAGAGCAAGCCAATGCTGGCTAATAATAGAGGCACAGCAGCCATTAACAATATAGTAGCTGCTTCAAGCAGTAAGGGCGCTGACTCCGATAGCAATATCGCATTATACTGAAGAGCGACCGCACCCTCATACATCATATCACCAGCGTTATAAAGCGCAACTGCCGAAACGTAAATCATCATGGCGCCAAACGCCAAAAAACTAGCTCCGATAGACAATTGAATTCCAGCCATTATTAATCCATTGACCGATGCCTTAACAGCTTCGATGGCTGGGGTTAGCTCTTCCATGGCGGGACCTAGCAGCTCCGCCGCCTGTTGAATGTCTGTTGCAAACTGCATCAAGGCTCCGGCGCTTAAAGCTGTCATGCCATCTGCAAACATCTGCATGCCAGTGCCGAGTTTAAGGAATGCCTCAGACAACCAACCTAATCCTGTCGCAGACCAAAAAAGCCACGCTATTGCAGCTCCGAGCATAAACAGGTTGCCAATCAGTCCGGCTGAAAATGAGCTAGCAAGATTAGCTACTCCATCACCCAAAGCAACCATGCCTGAGCCTAGCCACTCCATGCCGTATGCAGCCAACAGCACAGCTGCAGCCACTATCATTAAACTAAAAGCCAAGAACCAAATCCCTGGCGCACCAAACCACGCAGCTATAGCCAGAACCGCAATGCTAAGAGCAAGCACAAGCATAGCAGACGCTGCCAGTAGCATGTTAGATGCTAATTCAGCAGTAAGATGCTCAGCAAGGATAGCCACTCCTTCAGCTGCGAACTTAAATCCTAATCCTACCATCATTACTGCTAGACCAATCGCAGCAGCTACCGCTGCCACGGCTAAGAGCACAGCTGCTATGGCAAATAACGCAGGTATGGCTGCAGTGGCGCCTGTAGCTATGGCTACCAATGCCCAAATAAACAAGCCCAACACCACAACCGCTACCAAGGCCGTCACTGCGTTAGCGGCTAGCATACCTAAGCTCATAGCAAAGATATACACGCCAGCTGCCACCAATAATACTGCCACGCCGATAGCTAGTAAAACCGGCACCGCAGGTGCTAAATTCGTAGCTATGCGTCCTAAGACCCTTGACGCCGATAACATTGCATTTGCTATGCTAGTTAGGAATTGACCAATGCCTTGCGCTACTCTCGTAAAGAACGTACTTAACGAACCAGACACATTTGTCACAAATGACGTGAAGCTTGTGGCGAGTCTAGAAAGCATCGTAGCGCCAGTCGTGGCTATTGAACCACCTGAAAAACCTATCGTACTAGCTAACACATTAAAGAATGTGATTAATTGACCACCGACAACTAACCATATCACAACAGCGCCAAGTACTAACATAATGACTTGCGCTACCATTTTGAAAGCGCTTAAAACGAGTTTAGCAGCCGCTTCGACCCAGGTTAATTCGTTCCAAGCTTTATTCAGATTATTACCGAAAAAGTTAAACATTGAGGCAAGATAAGATAGGCCAGAGCCTAACATTCTAAAAAGATCAATTAACGGCGTGGCTATCCCTGTAAAAATCTCTAATCCGAAAGCCGATTCATTAGTAGCACTTGCAAATGACATAAATGGACCAATGATGGCGGCTAAGGTATATGTTATAGCACGGAAGACCCACAGTACAGCTGCTAAAGCATGCATGAAAGTGTAAACCACTGGTAATACAATCGTTTTTATTTCATTCCAGATTCCTTCTACTTGCTTACTGAAGTTTTCCATGCTTTCTGTGTACATGTCATTGATCTTAGCTGCACTTTTAGCTTGTTCAGCGGCGTCATTAATTTCTTGCTCCATCTTGGCCAATTCAGCGCCAGTTTTCGAAGATTGGATATATAATAACTTGAACTGATTGACGTTCATGCCGACTGACTCAGCCATCTGCTTCAAGGCTAAGCCTTCGCTCTGACTTAAAGCTGCACCGGATTTTAGCTTTTCACCTAATTGTCCCATCCCATTTACCATGGGTCCAACCACGCTCCCAGCTTTGCGCATTTTGTCAGTTAAGCTATCAGTCTCATTAATATTAGCCATGAGTGACAAGTTACTAGTCACGTCGGACAATTCTCTCACTATCTTACCAGTTTCTTTGGTGGCAATACCGATCTCGCGTGCTGTTTTTGCGAACGCCAATCCTAACTTGTTAGCTGATTCAACCCCTTCTTTACCAAGAATCGCCCCAGATTCTTCTACCATGGAGTTTAACATTTCGATGTGGTGCCGCGCATCGTCCGCAGATAGGCCCATCGTACGCATCGCCACTGCGGTAGTACCCATGATGCGGGACGTATCTTCCAGGGACATCCCAACTGATTTCAGGTTCCGTGCAAGCGCAGCTTGCGTTTGTATACTAACACCAGTCACTCTGGCTAACTGCCCGAACGTGCCTACTAATTTCATAGTTTCAGCGAAATTACCTTTAGTGGCTACGCCATTGGTGATTAATGCCTTGGTGGCCTCAGTAGCAGCTTGAGATGTAATCCCATAAGCACCAGCCGTAGTTTCCATTGCGGAAGCCAAATCGTACTGGCCAGCTATCATCCTGTAATTCGCTTCTATGAAATCATCCGGAGCATCCCACTTCCTTAACTCACCTACGATCGAAGAAGCGATGCTATAGAGCTCTCGGCTGACCTTTGCAGCCGTAGCCAATTTTGTACCGAAGCCTTCCGAGAGTTTATTAAGGATTAGGAATTGTCCGCTCTCCTTCATCACCATTTCAAGTTCAGTCTGGTGATTTTTATTTTTTGTCTTGATAGTGTCGGTAATTTTTAACAGCGATTTTTGATGCTCGTTTAAACTACCACCTTCCTTTAAGATCCCATTTAACTGTATGCCTTGTAGTCGTGCATACTCAGCGAAATACCTTTGCTGTTCTATAGTCAGGCTAGCCCAGATTTCACCAATGTTTTCTAGACTGCTAGCCATAAATTCTGGATCAAGGCTACCAGTTAACGCTGCGAACTGCTCGTTGGTTAGCTTAGACAGTTCTCCGAGACTACCGAATTTTTCGCGCATTGCCGCCAGCGCCGTATTCACGCTTTGAGGAACGATTAAATTACTGACCACTTTATTCGTAGCTTTGAGTATGTCGAAGTGTTCCTTGCTCACTGTGACGCTTTTTGTCATATTATCTGTAAGGCCTGCAACCGCCGTATTGGTCTGCTCAACCGTACCTAGATAGGTTTTGCTAATAGCTTCAATAGCCTTTGTGCCATCAATTAGATCACCGACTCGTCCTGTTGCTTCCGCTAGCTCTTTGGCGTAAGCTGTACTATGTGTAACCAAAGCAGTGCTGCTAGCTACCAAATTATCTGTAGAACCTTTGGCTCGTTCTAGCGTGTCCGCATATGCTGTGCTATGTGCCACACTCTGTAAAAGAAGCCTATTATAGAACTGTAACGGCATAGTTAAATTATTGGTAGTGATGTCCTTGAATTTATTAAGCTCTACAGACATGACGCCAACGGTGCCAACCACTTCCATGAATGCTGTATTTATTTGACTTTCAATTTGCTGCTCAAGCTGCGCAAACTGCTCTGAGACATCGTCGATCGCAGTACGAAGGATCTCTTGATCTAATTGAATCTGCAGCTGAAGTGCGTATTTGTTGATATCTGCCATTATGCGGCCTCCAAATTTATATTTGGGTTACCGCTACGGCACTTGAACTCCGGTCCCGTTAGAATCCCACCGGCTTACATAAATGTCAGTCAGCCATCCTGTCGTTATCTTAAACGTATGACGAAAACCATATACACACCAATTACCATTTGCCCAATATGGTCCCTGCTCGTTTGCTAAAGCCCATCTAATGTACACTGTATCGACACCAAGGCCTTTGGTGTCTGCAAATTCACCGTCACCTGGAACAGTTATTACGCCTTTCAATTCATTGTTTAGAAGACCGAAATAATAAGCTCTGGCCTTCCCATCGAGATAATCTTGATATGGCACACCTATCTCACCCCCAGAGTACATTTCTGGCATTGAATTGAAATTCGTCATCCCGATACCAAGTGCAATCTGCGTTTGTGGGTTAGTGACAGCATCGACTACTGAGCCAGGGTCCGGACCTTCAAAGCTACCCGCAGGCGATACTTTGGGGATTTGTTTAGTTGCAGTGTAATTTTCTCCCACTACGCAGTATGAATAAACAGGGTAATTATTAAATACTGACTGGTTATCATTACTGAAATACGCATTATATGTGCTCGGTGTCCCTGCGCTAGAAATGGCGCCAGCTACTACGAATTGGCTATTGTTAGAAATTATTCGGCCAGTAAGAAGGGTATTGGGCAGACCCTGACCTGCGCTATAAAATCTCCTCTGTCTGCTAGGTATCTGTCCCTGCGTTCCTATATTAAGAGTGAAACCATCCGTCTCGATAATAATACCAGTCTGATCATATGTTAACGCTGCACCATATTCGAGCAAATTCATTAAGAACGTCTTATAATCCATTCTGAGCAAATACCATCTCATTGTATCCGATCCACGGAATTTTGTGACCGTAGTGGTGACATATAAGAGCACATTATTAAATAATTTGGTTAATGCTTGGTCAAGGCTGCCTACCAACACACCACCGTCAGCAAAAGATGTACTGAGGAAATAGGTCGCAGGGTCCACAGCGGTAATCTCGGCTTGGCCCTTCTCAAATGGACCTTGACAAAACTCCATAGTGGTCACGATAGCAGTGCGTAGCGGCGTGGCATTATCCGGTATAGTCACATCGCCACTTGTATTACGGTACTGAAATTCGATATACAATGGTTCCTTTTTTGCTGTCTTAAGATAATCTTTAGCTATTAAATCGTTAAGCAAAAGCAAGAATGCATCATTTACACGAAATGTGACACTGTAACCATTATTGACCATTCCGGTGAATTCCGCTGAAAACACCTTTGAGCCGTAATCATCAGTCGGCGTACCGAAGTGTCCCACTTGAAATGATACATAAAAATATGATGCTTTAGATGTCGGTGGTGATCCAGCCATGGAAATTTGGAACCTTTCTTACGTATTACCAGGAAAGCCACCTAGTGAAGTGCTTATATTATATTTAGGTAACAAGAATAACAAATATTGCGGAGTGTTATCCACAGCGTTCGGTAGTGAAGAAGTCGCTGCGCTGAAAGCTTTAGCAGCAGAATGGAAAAACTACTCGGGTAAAATGCGATATCATACACTGAAAAACATGATTGATGTAAATGCTAATTACCGTGAATACAAAATGGAATACGCAAATATCATTAAAAAACACGTCCTATGATCTCTTTTTTTTGTCTTTTTCAGCTGCAGCTATCTGTCTTGTTATTTTAATTAATGCCTGCATATCTAAAAGCTGTATGCTATCAGCCATCGCCCTTCTGATACTTGGTTTATCTAAACCGCACTCAGTGATACACTCGTTCCAATCTTTAGCCCCCGATGGTGGTATCGCATAGAACAACTTAAAGCCATGGGGTTTTAAGATGCCATGATTGGATATGATGCTCCTAAGCCCAGCTAAATCATTATCGACCGCAAGAATGATGCCAGACTTAGGCTTAAGAAAACAGACTTTACGAGCTTGCTTCTCAGTTAGCATCGCACCGCCGATGGCACAGCATTGATCACCCAACGTCATTTTATCGAAAATCGCCTCTACCAAAATCAGATACCGGTTTGGCTCACAATCATCGAAGCCATATAAAAAATCACTCTTACCAATCTTACTACCGTCCACATCGACTACATTAGTAGGAAAATTAAATGCTTTATTAATCACACTTCGGCTTTGCCAATAGACCAATTCACCGAACTCGTAGTATGGCCAAAGAACCGTGACGCCATTGACATGCAGATTTCCTTTCGTTATCTCAACATCCGAGTATCCTCTTTTTAACAAGTACATTAAAGAGATCAATGACTGCTGGTCTTCTGTATCTCCACTGATCGGCTTGAACTCCGCAGGTATTGCTATGATTCTAGGATCCGGCTTGCTAATTTGCTCTTTGCTGACCGCATACAAGTCAGCATGGTCTCCTAATACTGACTTCAACGCCTCTCTGATACTGCACTTTAGGACTTTCGATACGAAATTCAGAAAACTAGTATTGCGTTTTCCAGTATGAGTGATTGGGCCTGCCCACTCGTTACCGCGCCAATCACCGCAGACACCTTTCTCGATGTTTATGCTAAAATGCTCACCGTCATCATACGTTAAGGGATTGTTTAATACTAATTCTACGCCATCTTTCCTTTCCTTGAACTGAAACCGCTTAGCTACCCATGCTTTTATCTTACCAGCTGGTATGTTCGATTTTCCCATAGCTAGTTCAATACTATTGGATGCTCAACACGTAGCGTTTTGACACACGTGATTGACCATTTGGTAATACTAATTTAATCTGATAGTTATAGGTGCCCTTCAGAAAATCGGTAGTATTTAATGGATATTGAATCACATACGGATTAGCCCTGAATGACCCTTGTCTTAACCCTATGGTGCAAGGAGCGTCTTTTATTATCGTCTCGCAATTTTGCGTAGTAATGGTGATGTAAGGTTGAAGAAACGGTATCATGGGGTCGACCAGATTATAATTGTAGTCATATAATGGCAAAGGCATCAGCCCAACTTCGAGTGGCCGAAATTCCGGACTGTAGAATTTTTGGTCTAAAGGTTCGAATCCGAATCTTACAGTCTCTAACCCATCGTCGCAGAACCAGTTATTTGGGTAGACCCAAAACTGGTGACAACACTTAAGCAGCTTTGCTTCATTGGCTGGATCATCTAATGGACACGTAGGGCAACCTGTGCCGTAATCACAAGGGTCAGTAGCATAGTAATACCACAGGTCAATATAGACTTCTGGGCATGCAAAGTCATTCGGTATATGAAAGTAGAGATGATACTGTCCCTCTAACGGACCGCTCGGTGTTGCTGTAACATCGCATGGTGAGACAGGAGTGATAGCATCAGGCTGGCACAATGGAGCCGGATATAATGGGTCACATGGATCCACTACCGGAATGGCTGCGATTAAATTTCCTGGAATGACACTTGTTTTATAGATCTCGACTTTACGAATTGCATATGGATTGGTTGGCCTACCGCCGAGAAAAAATTCATTATTCAAGTCCACTATTTCGCCACGGCGAGCTGAGATACGCGGAAAAAAAACAGCAGGTACATTGCATGCCATAGGTAAACCCCTTTATGGTATTTTTACCTATCGCCTAGGCATAGAAGGCATAGAAGGCATGGAAGGCATAGAAGGCATAGAAGGCATTGACGACGAATAGCCCTTTTCACGCTCTTCGCGATCTCGATTTTCTTTTTCTAGTCTTTTGATCCACCATTTACGATCTTCCGCAGTCATGTTATCTTGTTCAAATAACGTAAGACCGCCATGTTGCTTGAGCAAAAATTGCTGCTCAAGCAATGAATCGTACTGTTTTTCTAAACTATCAGCGCTTTGCTGGGCGAAAGAAGCCTTCACTTATTGGCAACTGTGCCGAATACTCGTTTTCGCAATCAGGGCAAGCCACCTTAATCGTAGTATCAATCCCCGGAGTGTTGTCCTTTAACCATTCCCTAATCGCAGAAGTATCCTGAGCGTGCAGTTTATCGACGAACTGCTTGATGGCATATTCGTCTGACACCCCCATGATGTCAACAATCACCTTCTCAAGATTCTCATTCAACGTGTTATCTAAGTCGTCAGATGTGATGGTGGATTTGAATCTTGGCTGTTTTGATGAATGTGCCGCTGAATTTTTAGCGATCTTTCTCTTAGCTAACATTCCGGTAGTGTCTACTGATCTGATAAACCTCAAATTAACATAGACCTCTCGGCCAGTCGCCTTTGTCAAATATGGCAAGATGACTTTAAATGGTTCAGATCCCAACTCATCGTTAGCGTAGGTCACAGTCCCAGCTAACTCATTTAAATCGTATGTGTGAGTACTAATGCTACTGCATGCCGTATTAGGGCATGTCAGTTGGAACTCGTACAGATTACCATGTGTGATACCACGTAAGTAGTACAGCAAAAAGATCCTGTCACCCACTAACAGCATCGAAGGATCAAAACCATCTGGGAACTTACAGCATTCCCTAAAAAGATAATCGATGCTTTGGCCTGATTGGGCTAACCGTTGCGTAGCCAGCACCTTTTCTGCAGTCTGGCTCATGGCCCGTACTTGGATGATCCCATGACCCCATCCATAATACAGACCTTTACTCGGTAACGAGCAGTCTTCCCAAGGGATTAGCTTCTCTTTAGGAGTCGCCAATAGACTTTTTACAAATTCTTCATTTGACGAATTGGGCCCAGATATGTCTTCCAATTGTCCATACACTACGCCATCGTTCATCGTCGCATCCGACTGATGCGATGGCATTCGTGTCGAATCCAATAGATTTTCTTCTGACATGTGGTTCCTACGTTTCAGTTGCTTCGGATGACTCTTCAGCCCAATCATACACAATATCTACATCGATCAACTTCACCTCTGACTCAGTGTAGCTTAAATCGCCATGGGTGATTGATGCTGGCCAGCTTTGGTATAGATTCCATTTTTGCGATCCTACCTCATCGGGAGTTTTGACCAAGATGCTGCTGTTCTTCTTATAAGTATCAGGAGTTTTCAAACCGCCACTGAACGACCACACAGATTCTCGCCATTGCTTCATTATCGGCAGTAACCCCACTGTATCATACCAAGTCACTTTGATATTTTCCCAATCTATGCTTTTAGCATGCTTATACTTATGAGAAGCGCCGACTATCGTTTCCACATCAACTTTAAACGTCGGTAAACTACATGACTTTAATGATACCAATACCGACCCAGGAGCGAAAGCTAAGCCGAGTAATTGTTGTATTTCCCAATAGAACTTAGTGTAATAACTGGCATTAGAATCCGCAAATCTGCTATTGCCACCTATGCCTTCAATTTGGAAACCAGGCATATGCACCTCTTATTCAAATTTCTCCACAAATCTATCGTACCGTAAAGTCAATGAGTATGTAGAAATTTCATTAGAGCTGTAGTCTAACCCATCGGGATCTAAAGTTGACGGCCAGCAATTGTACAATGTGTAATGCCACATGGTTTGTCCACTACCGTCTGACATCTTAATATCGCACTTAGCAGCATAGGCTTCACGTTTTCCATATCTAGAGTCTGCTTGCTGGAAAACGAATTGTGACCACCACGTCGAAAATCTAAAGGCTGTGGCGTTTACGTTACCGGCTGTCGTGGCAGCCTCATAATACTTAATGCTGATTGGTTTATAAGTCACTTTGCCAGGCCTGTAAATTACATCGGCCCCATTATGTATTTCCATTTCCTTAAATTCGACCTTAGGCCGATCACAAGACGCAACGCTAAGATCTACAAAGTTATTTACAAAAGGTATTAAACCAGGAACAGATATTCGTAAAGTCCACCTGTATTTCCTCATCATCTCAGCGGTATTAGCAGGGCCACCATCGGCTGGTGGCCCTACTAAACCTTCTGTAGGAATCTGAAAACCTGGCATTAGAGCACTCGGTTAGCCCTATCGTAAGACATTTCGGCATTTACCGAAATAATCTGGTTCGTTTCATAATTAACGTCGTTGAATGCTATTTTCTTCGGCCAGCATCCGTACATCGTCCATCTTTCCGTTGGCGAACCAATTCCATTTAACATTTCTAAGGTGGAATTCTTCTTGTGGTCAGCTGGCGAAGATACAGCGATCGTCGACATATTTACAATTGACGTACACCAGGTCCACACTTCCTGGCTTACGTTAGGAGATTGTTCAGAATCGTACCACTCAATGCCGACAGCATCCCATTTTTGCTTACCAGCATAGTAGATCTCTTCCTGCTGATGATGCATCGTCACAGCTTCGGAGTTCCACGAAGGACGAGTGGCCTTCTTAAGTAGTAACAGGCAGTTGGTCGGAAAATTACCAGCACCGCGACCCAAGAAAGACATCTGCCAACGGTAGACCCGTTTCATCTCACCGAGATTGTTGGGCCCACCGCCACCTAATCCAGCTACGTTAAATCCTGGCATTACTAGACTCCTTTGTTAGTTAGTGGAAACTACGCCACCAGCCGCCAAGATTTCCTCGGCGGTAAATGACGCACCTGTGCGAAGAACGACCAAATTCAGAGCGATGAACTCGACAGCCTTGGTAGGTTTAACAAAGATCGACACCCATAACTCTTGACGGTCGATTCTTTCAGGGGTGTTATTAGTGTTGTTACAAACAATCTTGTAAGCTGTCACTCCCCTGCGATTCAGCACATCACCGAGCAAAGGATCAAGTACATTTGTGACCTGCGCACGCAGAATAGTGTCGTTAGGTTCGAAGATGAACTGACGTAAAGTGCGTGTCAGCAGTTTCTTCAGGAACGTCATCAACAGTCTCACACTAACCCTATCAAGAGCAGTAGGCACACGTTGTAAGGTACGTTGACCGAAAACGATAATACCGTCTTGAGGGAAGTCGACGATCGGGTTTACAACGTTTCCGTTGCCGTAAAGCAAATCACGTTCGCCCTCGGTAGGACTGTACTCGACCGCCAGAGCAGAATTTAACCTGCCACGAGTTATTCCAGCAGGAGCATACCATGGTTCGTAATCCCTGGCAGTCCTAGCGATCACCGCTGCAACGTAACCACTCGGCGGCACCCATTCGTATTCACTGGTGAATTGATTAAATCGCTTAATCCAGCTCCAGTAAAGCGCGCCGTACGAAGTGTTTAAAGCATTGCTGGTCGAACCATCTGGCAGAACGCCATTGCTCCAATCCACAACTTGCTGCGGACGTAACCCGAATGGGGGATCAACTAACATTAGCACATCGCCACGGCTTTCGCAAACTGCAATTGCTGTGCCGATTACTGCACCAGATGTGATCCCTGGCACAGCCAACACACTAATATCAATCGATTCCGGATTCTGGAAAGCGTAAAGGCCAGATGCTAAAGCTGGATTGCCCACAATCGCAGCATCCAAGTAGTTAGAATAGGCACCAGTAGGAATGCCATTCTGGCCACCCTTAAACGCAGCATTGTACTTGGGCGATGGTAACCTAGTTTCGCCTGGTCCGACCGTCGAAGGCCGAGCTTCCCAGTTGACGTAAGTACTGCCAGTAACCCCGCCGTACTTGCTTCCTGGATTGATCACATTAGCAATGTAGCGGTCAGCAGTAGGATCAAAGTAGACTTCATCATAAGACTCTACGACTTGCCCGCTGCTTTGGCTGATCTGCAATGAGTATCTGCCTACCGGCGACCCTGGGCTAGTCGAATTACTGGTCAGATTAATCTTGTAACCCGACGACCAAGTGCCAGCGGATGGCGCTATAAAGAATCCGACTATCTCAGAATAGTAGTTAGTATCTTTTGCACATTGATCGCCAGTTGGATCAGTTACACAGCTATTAGGAATGCTTGGATCAAGCAAGCTTGGCGTTGGTAGAACTGTCCGTGTATCATTGAATCCACGGTAGCTTCTAACAAATGGACTGTTGATGCCTAATTCTGCAGCGAACTGCAATGTAGAAAGGAAAGTGTAATCTGCGTAAAGCTTGATCGTGGCGGTGTTATTGTTAGTGGTCGTGCTGATTAGCACGTAAGTGTCACCATTGACATCACTACCAGGCAATTCGACTGCAATAGCGTTGAAATAGCTCACGCCGTCGATTGTTGCATGGTTATTCAATTGCGATGCCAGATCGGCTGCAGTGTAAGTGCCAGAAGGCAACGTAAAGTCAAATGACTTAACGGTGCTTGAAATCACATCAAGTCTTACGTTGTTATTGGCTGCCCCTATGACGTAAGGGCCAGCATTCGTAGCTGTGAAATGGCCACGCACCTGGTCGAGTGTAAAGTTAGGAACACCAACAGTGTTTCCGAAAGCAATGCTGTCAACCAATTGGATCAAAGCACCTGAATCAACACTTTGAAGGACCGCCACAGCTGGCGTTGTGTCACTGGTAGTGCAGATGTAATCTTCAGCGCCCAATAGATTGTTAATCGCAGTCGCTAATGCGCTAGCTGAAGTGTACGTACCGGCTGGAACAGTGATCATGGCGCCAGTCACGTGCTCGACAGCCACGTAGAATTTGCGATTATCAGGCGCAGCGGTGAAGACGAACAGGTCATCCTCATGGAGTTCACCACTCGACACAGTTACTCTGAACGATAAGCCTGTAACAACATCTTCACCAGCCTCAGTGGTGTAGGTTAAAGCTATCGCCGCCGAAGGGCCATTACCGTGATTATTAGTTGAAAATGCACCAGACAGTACAGGAGAAGACTGCACTCCATCGTACACTTCGTAGAGCGCTCCGCCGATTCTGGCGCCAGCAGTTGGTTCGCTTGGAGCGCCAACTATTTTAACCGAAAAAGTACGTTGAGCAGTGTAAGTGTATGTGCCAGTAACCGTCATTGCAGCAGTGGTGGTGCCGTAAGTGGCTACGTGATATTGGTAAAATGTTGGGGTCGAGACGACTGCAGCAGAAAACGCTACTGGATTGCTTGAATCAATCAATTTAAACGGTAAACGAGCAACATCTGGACCCTGGAATAGTGGAATCCTGCCCCACCCGTTAGTCTTGGTAGTTGAATCAACAGCTATCTGCTTCACTGGATCTGGGAGAATATCACTGTATTCAACTGCTACGCGCTGGATGTAACAGGAAGTGCCTTGCTCGAAGAAGGCTAGTACGGATTGCATCAAGTAGCTGATCGGATCGCCGAACGTGTCAATCGCTTGTGCTGCGCTAGTTACTAAAGTCGGGACTCCGATAGGTCCCCTGCTGCATGCACCGACGAACGCTGGGATCACACCACCATTGCCTTCAGGCAGCGCACTTAGGTCGACTTCTTTTGTAAATACACCAGGGCTAAGGTACACGGCCATTTGATTCTCCAAATTATACTCTGGATTATCTTTGCCCTGTCAATGCCCAAAATGTGATTAACCGATAACGACCAGCATACCCTTGGCTTTTAAGTTAGCAATTTGCTCGCTGAGAAGATAAGCTTTGGGCACCAAATGGTGCTCGCCAGGGGCTAACCTAATCTGCTGCTCATGAGTGTAGAAATTAGTTCCAGGCTGTTTAACTTGCAGTGATAAAACCATCTTGCTAACATTATGCACACGAACAGTCTCTACGTTACGACGATCTACACTAGCCATAATCAACCTCCGGTAAATAGTTTATTTATGCAAAAACACCGTAAGACGACGCTTCAGTGCTAAAATCGATTTCCGTAGATAATTCTATCGTGGACACACGACCTAACACTGTCTTTTGCACCTTCTCTGGCAGTGGCAACCAACCTTCCACTTTGAATTTATATTCATAACGGAATTTCTGCTGCGTGTCGGATGATACTTCTTTGTCGGAGGCATCCGTCATGCCGTTGAATTCCATTATAATCGGTGCATTGATATTAGCAATAGTGATATTAAATTGTACTACAGGCATGAATTTAGTCATCACTTGATATGCGATATATTCGCTATCTCTTTTATGCTCACTCCATACCACCATTTCATAATCGATGTACAACGGCATGGGACGATACGACAAGGCCATCAGGTCTCTTCGACTACTCAGATAGCGGCCGGTTATTGGCAAATAAGGCGGACTAAATTTATTACGATTTAACTCATGTGAAGTACGATTAATGCTCGCCACAGGCAGCTTAACACGTCCTTCCTTAAGCTCATCATTCCAAATCAATAGAGACTTGTCACCGCCAGCTATCTTTGTCCGCAGCAATCTATAGGAGTCTTTAGTCGGCACTCTGACGCCAGAAAAGTAGTTTTTTATCGCTTCATCTAGTGACCTTAGGCCAGGCACTAGGAACTCATTTAGATATTCAGGTTTGGTCTGGCTGTTCTGAAATCCTGGCCGCTTACGGCCTCCTTGGATATCCGCCAACTGCCTAGCGCCGGGCCTCGATGGCAAGCCATCCAATCCGACGCCCGACATGCCGATATCCATGTCAAAGTCGTGAATCATGTCATGCCCCCTGGATTTTAACCTTGAATTTGATCAACGCCTGCTCTACAGTAGCTTTATCCTCTGGTGCCGCAAGTGGCTTAGAGATATTCAGATCAATGGTAATCGGCATGGCGCGCAAGTCAGCAGCATTTTCATCTACTACGAAGTTCTTAGATACTAATCCAAGCTTCAATTCATCGACGTTAGCACTAACATATCTGTACGCCTGCAACACTGCTTCAGTCGTAAACTTATCAGTGTCGAATTTCATAAGCTCTCCAAGAAGAAACCAGCATCATCCCCAGTCTGCAATTGTGTTTGGTCATCCTTGATATCAGGCGCCACAGTAATATCTTGACTGATCACCGTTGCCATGCATGTGAGATATAGCCACTCATAACGGTAATACCCGGACGGTGTAGTATTGGTAATCCTATAATTATGCGGACTTACATTATCTAAGATGCTGTTATAAGGGATAACCAACACATCGCCAGCGCGCAATAATCGTGTGCCGATTTTTTCTAACAGCATCTTATGGCTAAACACCACTTCAATCTTATTTTCTGATTCTAAGCCCCACTTCTTTAATTCAAGCTCTATGGGCTTTGGCTTAAAAAATGCTTTCAGATCAAATGGAGCCCAGTAGGTGGGGTCAGGGTCTTCGTCCCAAACCGCATCATAATCACCATTCTCAGTGCGAGTATAAACAATAATCGGAGCGCCTGAAATGTTTATAGCTTCTTCGGCCAACTTCCTTGCAAGAGAATGTTCTGGGCTTTCAGCATTGAAGATAGCTAATTTAGAATCTGTACTGACCTGCTGAGATCCAGCGTCTGGACCTTCCAATAAGTAATCGGCCACTGTGAAATCGTAAATAGCCATTACTTTATCGCCCAAGGTGGAATTAAAGGCAAAACGCCAGGCGCGTTTCCAGAACCTTCCTGAAAGTATGTGCTGGGTGGTGAATCTTTCGGCTCGAAATTAAATCCACAGCTCAGATCATGACTGTTCACACCACACTCATCTTTCGGAGCATCTGGCTCACTCATTTCCGCCAATGATCTTAAGATCCGATACCAGTCAGGATACGACGTGCAAGGACAACCCCACGGTCGTGGTGGCAATACGAACCACTTTTGACGCACGCCAGTGTTATAATTTACACCAAACTGCACCCAACTACCGGGAATGGCCGCCAACGCTTTTTTCAAAGGCACTAGGCCACCTGTGCAACCATCTTTCCGCATACTATAACCAAGCATAAGGCTACTTAAGCCACTGCTTGGTTCGCATCCGGGAGGTACAATCTTATCTTGGCCAATTACAGCCAATTTTAGATCTACATCAAAAGGGTAAGGAAATTCGTCCATTGGTTACCTTGATCTAATAGATCATGCAAAATGACTGGTCAAGTGTAAAACGCTAATGAGCAATGGGATGATACTCCACATTGCAGGTAGCATCGGTTCACCAAGCTCGATGGCCATTTTTATTATTTCTTCCTTTGCTTTGATACCCTCGCCGACTAACTCACCACCGTCCCAACCTAATGAGCCGCCTTCGGGACTGGGCATGTTGGTCACTTTGCGTCTTGCACTGCCGACTGCGATCTTCGCTTCGGCTTCCATGTAATCATAAGCTAACTTTCGAGCCTGTGGACTTCTAAAATGTGTTACTACTGGAATATATAGCACGACTACCGGAAAAACACCTTTAGGTGTAGGATATAACCTGATCAGCTGATTGGCAGCGTTAATCTGATCACCAGTTACACCAGCCGAGCCACCCTCATTTAGGACTTCCCAATGCCCCTCGGTGGCCAGCACTTTCTGCGAAAATTTACGATATGACTGCAACAGATGATAGTCAGTTAATATATTCTGGATTCCGGAAATATTACCTATGTTAAACAAAAAACTTTCAGCTCCGAATATATCATTCAAAAACGAGGACACCGCATTCCAGTGACAGCTTTGAATCCAATAAGCGTCATTTGGCAGCGGATATGTGGCCTGCAATGGCTGTGTGTAGAACACAGCCAATTTTTGCTCTCTCGGGAAATATCCAGAAATGAAATCCCCGACGACTTTCCAAATGATTTCAAATTGGTCTTCACTTATTTCTACAGTTACATTTGGATAGCCTAACTTACTCAGGACGTATTTTTTCATAGGTCCAGAGTTAATCTTGATGATACTGGGCAGGTCATTTGGAGCTATAATAGCCATTGCGCCTCCTTAAGATGGAAAACCTTGGCCTTTATAACCGAACACTAACCCTGAATAATCCATCTGAAACATCTTGTAAGTCGAATTTGCAACTGGATAAGCTGTCTGGCAGCTATTAAGCAGTAGCGTTTTTAAAGCGGATACTTCAGTGTAAACGAAAGATTCTATGTTAGTTCTAAAGACATTCGGATATTGCAGATTCCATACCTGATTTTGCGCAAAAATCGTGTTGTCCAATGTAGCAACGGGTGTATTTAAACGATCTACCAAGTACCAACCACTAATTGACAACGTATCTGGAAAATCTCCGAATCTTGGCTTTATCCCGAGGCCACCATATGATGTGCTAAACGAGCCATTGTTATCGCCAGAGCCGTTTAAGAATTGGCTACCTTCCGGTGCGGGCATCTGTATAGTAGCTTCAGCGCTTAAAGCATCGTAGATGTACACTGCTATCTTTTGAAAATCCCGTAAATATTCCCACCTTGTGCCTGGACGAGGTGCCAGTAAGCTTATGTAAGCCTGAAATGGAACTTTTAACATGGCATAGTACTCCTTATTTTACTTTTGTAGGGAAATTCCCTACAAATACACCGATGGCCACACTAATCAAAGCGTGGCCATCGCAGTTATTACAGAGTACGCCAATCAATTTGTCGAGCAACGAATCCCTTCACACCGCTAAAAGCAAAACTGTCGCCCAAACGTAAGATATCTTCGTCAATGACATCGGCTGCAGCCCAAAATCCATCATCAGATGGGTCACCATCGGCAATAGGACCGGTCAGATACTTACCCCAACTGTTTTTGATCCAACCGTATTCTTTCTTGCCTACTGTTTTGTAACCGAGAAGGCACATACAATGCTCCCACACGCCTCGTGGAGCACAAACGCCTTCGGAATCGCGCTTAGTAGAAAAACCACGACTACTGCAAATCGAAATCCCGTAACCTTGAGCCAAGCATTTCTTAGCTTGCACCCACGACGTGACTGGAGTAGTCTCCATTACTGGGTGTTTTTTACTCTCAGTTTCCAAGTCAAGAGGCACACCTTTAGCACCCCATGTGCGACAAAGAGGAATGCTGTAATTGGTTAAATCGAATCCAGCCACAATACCACGCGGCAAAATGCCCCATTCTCTGACCCACTTCGCTGCCCAAGCGCCCACTGATCCGTCCTGACGGCCTAGCTTCCCCTTACCGACCTCTACACGAGAGCCGCCGTAAATCGCTTCCTGCACGATATCCTTATATTCTTCGAGTTGCCCAAGATAGATTTCGGCAAGCATAGTTGCTTCTACCGCAGAGGCAGTCCCGAACGAAACACATGAGCCAACATCTCCTTGGCTACGCGCAGGTAACGGCTGACCTAAGACTTTGGCAGCTATTTCCCACAGAGCCACTCTCTGTGGAATGGCGTCTAGACTAACAGTTGCAGCTGGCGTTTCCGCAAATGACTTAAATGGTAGCTGAGCTACCACATTATCAACCGCTTCCTTGTCATCAACCCAGCCTGTGTAACCCACAAAATCTAATTCGTCTGCCATGATACACCTCACTTTGTGGAAGAAAGAGCCTTCGATGCACGCTTAAAAAGAGAAGAGGCCTTTTTGGCGGTATCAGCAGTAACTTCCTGAGACCCGTCCCTTGGTAAGATTTTATTTAATTCTTCACCTACCTTTTCACGCAAAGGCTTCAACGCAATACGTTGCAGATTACCATCCATCAATTTGCCCAATTCACTGTAAAGCGCATCGGCTGTGCCAGTGAATTTTTCTGCTGCAATAGCACACTCATTGTAAGCTTTAGCCAATTTAACTCTATTTTCTGTCTTATTGATCTCTTCAATGGTATTGAATGTAGCTGCAAGCTCATTTGCGAAAGCATCTACTGCTGGCTTATCATCAGGCCCAGGCAGCACATCATCTGGCTTCTCAGGCAATTTGCCGCCTTCAGTAACGACGATGACCACTCTGGTTGGTTCTGTCGGAAGCGCCTTGCCATCCTTAGTCAATGCAGAGAAGCAAAGAACTACGTAACTGCCTGTCTTCGGTGCTGAGAAATAAGCTGATTTGCTTGATTCTGACGGAATAAGGTCGTAATCGGTAGAGGTCCTGATCCAGTTCACCGAGTCGTATGCCTTATCTTGCACTGCGATCTGCAGAATTCGGCCTTGCTCAACCGACATCTGTGCTTGTGGTGGAGCCTGTATCGGTGCATTATTATTAGCGATGCCGACCTTTGGCCCAGGCTGCAAGGATTGACCACACACCAGAGCGGCTAATACTATCAACGAGATATTCATCTGAGTACTCCTTTATACATATATACAGAAAGAGCAGGTCAGAAAACTGACCTGCTCTTTTGTTTAGTTGTGCTAACTAATTATTCGCAGCAGGAAGCATCAGAAAGAGCACCGGCGGCGCCAAAAAGGTCGCCATCGAGACCAGCTGCTGTGTTGGTGATGAACCGATCGCGTCCGATGGTAAATCCAAAGTCCACGTCCGAAAGATGCGTTTGAGCATATGCGTAGCTCACGCAAGGACGGAGATCGATGGTAACAGGGAAACCACGGCCAGAATTGGTCGGGGGGCCCATGTAAGAACTAAGGTCAGAAACGGACGAGTTACGATGACCGTAGACAACGCCTGTTTCTTTTCCTGGGATTACCATCACCAAGGAGGTCAAGTCCTTGGTGAGGGCCGCAACGCTCGCATTACGGCGGGGATTACGCTGAGAACGCAAAGCCCGGTAAACCGAGATGTCAGTCTGAGCTGGTTGACCGCTCATAGACTATTCCTCCAAGTAAGTAATTTTAGATAGTCACACGCTATCATATACAAATTATATTTGCTTGGATGATGCATGAAAACAATTGGCTTAACTATATCAATAGACTACAGCGATTATCTAGCTTGCACTATAAAACACAACAGAAGTCTATTTGACAGATATTATATTGGCACGACCTCAAAAGACACAGCTACGATAGAACTCGCTAATCAACACGACGCAACAGTGATCTTTTTCGATAATGCAGTAAAGGCTGACGGTGCTACATTTAATAAGTCAGGCATCATACATCAAATGCAGATCATGGCACATACCAACCACAGTGACAATTGGATGCTCATCCATGACAGTGACTGCATCATCTATCTAGATGCAGAGGAAGTAAATGATAACACTAAATTGTACGGCGTGACTAGATTGAACTATCCTACATATAGAGACTATACATCCGATCGCTCATATAAATATTATCACCATGGCCACGGCTATTTCCAGCTCTACTACCAAAAACACTATATATATGATCATTGGTCTATGGACTGCGGATATTGCGATATAGGCTTCAGATCTTTGTGGAAAGGAAACTATGTGCTGCTGCAGAACTCATCTGTAGAACATTTAGGTCCACCGTTCGTAAATTGGCAAGGGCGCAAAACACCAACTTGGGGACTGTAATGACGCTAGACGACATAAAATCAACACTCAGAGAAACAAAAATATCGGCAGCGCAAATAGACCCATTTGGCTATTGCAATGCCAAATGCTGGTTTTGCCCAGTCAGATACGAAGGCAATCCAGAATCCGGCAAAAAACAGATGTCGCCGGAGTTGCTAGAGAAGATCCTGCAGAATTTAGTGTCTGAGAGATCTGGACTGGTTAGCCCAGCATTTCGATATTTTTACACAGCGCACTACAATGAAGTGCTATTATACAAGCATTTCGAAGAATTATGCCAGCTGGCAGTGAAGTACGATCTACATCATATGATCCTAAGCAACGGCACGACTCTAACCAAAGATCGCGTTGACACTATTCTGCAATACTCGACACATGTCGCTGGCATCTGCCTAAACATTCCTTCCTTCAAGAGATCTGAATGGTCAGCATTTACAGGGTTTCACGAAGATAAATTCGACTTACTGTTAGAAAACATCAATTATGCGGTGCGAACATTAAAACCATTGATGGAAACACAAAGGATCACAATACAAGTAAATGGTGTGAACACTGATTTCGCAAACCATGTCGGCACATTGGGGCCAGCAGCGCCTCCATTCGATCTGTCAGATACAGGCACACTGCAACAGAACAAACAGCTAGGAGAAAAATACTTTCCATGGATACCAATATATATGCAACCATCTTTGAGTGATCGAGCTGGCCTGATGCCATTGAACGTGTTAACTAACACCAAATTAATCGACAAAGCACGACAAGGCAAAACCAGAGTCACGGGATGTACAAACGGCATGGGTGACAAAGGCAGACCTTTCAGCTGGATACATGTCAATGCTGTAGGGAAAGTATTCCTATGCTGCAATGATTATTCAATGTCGCATGAGATCGGCGATTTGTCAACACATTCCCTTCGTGATTTCTGGGGCTCAGATCAACACGCTAGCATGATCGACCAAGCCTTCAACGACATCTGCACGAAATGTTCAAGTGCTAAGTGGGATTAATATATACGAACCGTTAATTTACGTAACTTAACACCTCCTTGGAAAACATAAGGTGAACTCAAGGAGGTTGATAATGTTCTCGCTACTGCGAACGGACAATAACGTCCACAAAGCCACTCTGAATTTACGAACTGCGTCGTCTAAACACAAATGCTTAATCCTTAGTGACGTTCACTGGGATAGCGCCTGGTGTGACCGCAAGATACTCACTAAACACCTGGATGAGGCAAAAGCTGCCGATAGTCCTATCTTCATTTTCGGTGATTTCTTTGACGTAATGCAAGGTAAGTGGGACCCAAGAAAATCATCCGAGCAACTTAGGCCAGAACACCACGGCCCAAATTACTTAGACCTGTTAGTCAACACTGCAAGCGACTATTTGCTACCTTACAAAGACCAGTTAGCTCTAATCGGCTACGGCAACCACGAAACAGCTATCATCAAACGCCACGAAGTCGATCTTATCCAACGACTCGTAGGTATCTTACGTAAGGATGGTAGCAAAGTAGCAACAGGCCAATATTGGGGTTTCGTCCAATTCATCATCCAGTATTCAACACATAGAGACAGCAAGATTCTGCATTACCATCATGGCTACGGCGGTGGTGGTGAAGTAACCAGAGGTCTTATTGATCACAGCCGAACCAGAGGCCAATACCAAGCTGACATATATGTTTCCGGCCATATCCACAGAAGGAACATGGACGAAAACATATTGCTACGCTGCAGTAGCAAAGGCAAAATTCGAAGCATAAACCAGATGTTTCTGCGCTGCAGCAGCTACAAGCACGAAGATAGCGGTTATCACATCGAGAAGGGCCGCGCAGCGCGGCCCATTGGCGGATGGTGGCTAGAATTTTCCATGTCACGCAGCGATGACGGAGTGTTTAGTGCTCAAGTAGCAGCATTACCCACTTAATTCGTGCTGCCGAAACCGCCAACTCCCCTGGCGGTTTCATCAACTTTTCCCTCAAGCACGTTGATTTTTAGCGCATGAGTCAATAGCCCCTGCACTATTCTTTCGCCGTTTTCAATATATTGAATATTTTCATTGTGGTTAGTGATAACTGCCATCAATTCTCCGCGATAATCACTGTCGATTATACCCACACTATTCGATAATCGTAACCCTCGCAAACTTGCGCCACTGCGAATAGCAAGCAAAAGAACGTAGTCTGACGAGAATTTAGTCTTAAAGCCGAGAGGAATCATGATAGTTTCGCCAGGCTTTACGCCGATTTTGGTCGGCCCGCAGCGAAGCGCCGATAGCCTAGCTACGCTAAGCTTATCGTAATTACGAAATTCTCCTACGCATTTAAACCAGTGGCGTTTGCCATTTTCATCAATAGCAAATAAGTCCCTGTCTAAACATGCATGAAAGTCTAAGGATGCAGCGCCGACTGTCTGCTTGACTGGCAAGTCATAAAAATTGTTCTCCAAACGCTCCAGCACAAGTTCTACCATTAATTCCCCAATGCAGTTAAAATGTAACTGATCAGACCATGCCTTTGTATATCTGCCTCTGTCAATACTACCTTACCAATTTGATCATGATCTAGTAAAGCCATCGCCCATCGTAACGGGTTTATGTCCTGATGAGTTAAGTCGCTTTGATTAGTGTCTCCACAAATCACCACTTTACTATCCTTGCCCATGCGAGTCAGGAACATTTTCATTTGCGTCTTGGTGACGTTCTGCGCCTCATCTAAAATCATTAAAGAGTTATGGAACGTGCGACCACGCATGGTCTCAAGTGGAACGCTCTCTATCACTTTATCTGTTAATAGCTTCTTTAAACTTACAGGGTCTATAAAGTCACCCAACGACTCAAACATCGGGTTCATATAAGGATCAGTTTTTTCATGCAAATCGCCAGGTAAGAAACCTAGGCGATGTCCACATTCAACGATTGGCCTGCTTATGATAATACGATTGATCTTATTGTCCATTAACATCTGAGCGCCAATTCCACATGCAATATACGTTTTGCCAGTGCCAGCTACACCAGAGCAAAATGTCACAGTGCACTCGCGCACAGTTTTCATATAATGCTTTTGATTTTCAGTCTTAGCCTCTAACGTTTTGGTCTTTAATTCCTTCTTGGGTTCCTCATGTGAAGCCGAACTCCGATGTTTTACAGGTTCAATTGCGTCTCTAACGGCTTTCCAATCGGGTTTAGAGTCATCTTCGACCTTTAACTGGTCTTTCCACGATTTCTTTCTACCCATTTCAGATCCCCTAGAACAGTTATTATAAGTTATCTGGAAATTAGAATATTCGTTTAATATAATTCCTTGCTAAATCTCTTTGTTAAAAGTGCATCCCATGACCCGATCATTCGAAGAAGGCATCGATCGCACCTGAACCTATTATACCGACACTGCCGCCATTGCCCCTACAAAGATATTAAAGACACGAGGGTTGATCCAAATGATCATCGCAGATCACGTTAGCTTATCATCTGGGCAGTCGTTTCGTAACATAGAAATCCTAGAACGACAAGACTACGACATCTACAACATACCAATGATTGCCAAAGAGATGACCTTTGCATTCATGGCCGACGGCCAAGTGATTGTACTTAATCAATGGAATCTGCGAGTGGTAACTCTCGAAAAGAAAGAATTAAAGAACGAAAAATATGCGAAATTTGAACGACTAGTACTCGAAAAAGATATCATCTACCAACATGGCCGTATCATATACAAAGAATACTGGGAAGAGCTAGGTATAAAGAACCTAATCGGTCCAGAGTTATGTCAGTTCGTATGGACGTCATCAGATGGCTTGATGCTAAGCCATGACGCAAACATCTGCGCTCTAATGTTCAAAGACACAAGAACCGGACATACTGACAAAATCGTACCACGCTCCGCAATACACACGTTTACCGACATCAAATCAACGCCACACACTAAGACAATTGCGTCGGAAGGTTAATGAATTCTCGCTTTATTAATGCTGAATTTTGATACATGGTGCTGAGTTTATACTTGATGAGCTCAGCATTAAATTCAGAAATGTTCGTGGCCGCTGGCTCAAGTAGTACATTGGCCACGTAGATTTTATTTTTTACAATTTCAGGATTCAGGCTTAAATCGATTAGTTTTCTATTAAATTCGAATTGCTCATTGCCCGCTTTAGCTAGGAAACCACCAATTGCATCCTCTAACACAAGCTTCTCGGCTTTCACAGGACCAATGCCTTTATATCCATTGATGCTGTCACTACTATCTCCCATTAAACACTTGACCAATATGGGGCTGGCTTTTGGAGTGGCAAGCATACCTTTCTTGTGATGATAAATCTTAACATGCTTGTACTTAAATGAAATCTGCGTCATATCTCCATCTGTGCTAAATATAACAACAGGATCCGGCTCTAGGATAATTGATGCAGCAAAAATCAAATCATCAGCTTCCTGCCTCTCTGCCCAATATTGTCTAACTGGCAATTTCGTAAGTACTTTTCTAAGAATGTCGATGCATCGTTGCAGACTACTGCGAAAACCATTTACATAATCTGAATCATCACGGTCTTTATATCCAGGGTACAGATAACGCCTCCATACCTTATTGCGGTCTTCATCCCAGAACACGTGGACATGATTGGATTCTGCAGTCTTCTTATATTCTATGAGATGTGTCACGAACATGTGTACTGCTTTATCGATCATGCCTATTTCGTTATCTGCGTTAGCATATAAGCAGCGGTATAGCAGGTTTTTGCCATCGATAAGAGCGTGTTTGTACATGGTTACTCTAAATACGACAATGGCCCCGGGATACCAGGGCCATTGCACAATCTTACTAGTCAAGCGTAGCTAATAACGAATCAAGCGAATCATCTTCATCGTTTGTGGTGACAGGAGCTTTTGATTTCTTTGTCTCCGCAATCGGTGGTAACTCCTCGTCATCATTGACAGGAGCCTTAGACTTCGGTGTGGGCTTCGGCTGCTCCTCTTCCTCATCATGGAAGCCTACTTTGTTATTACGTTCATCAAGGCTATCGTCGCCTTTGATGATTTTATCTGCCAATTGCTTGATCTTGCTTGGATCAGGCGTCTCTACCTTAGAATGCAGGTCGTGGCGTAACTTCAAGATGCCCTTGATGGCTGCTTCATTAGCTGAACCGTCTGCGTTTTTAGCAATCGGAATTGGTACTCCTCCGCTCGCTAAAAATCTACTGGTTTTATAGCTATTCTGGCGACCCTGCTCGGTGATGTCGAGTTCGAATAGCCAAGATTTATACTCATCGAAGAAAATCCCATGGGCCAATGGCTCATCTGGATCTCCTGCGTTGTCACTCATCAGGCACTTGGTCCAAATTTCGAAACACGTTTTCGAGGCATTATACCACTTAACCGTATTACGTAGTGCCTCAGGATTCTGTTTCACGTTAGGGAAAAAGATGTTAACCATATAGTTCTGGTTAGGCATCCAGTCCTTAACTATTTGAGTCCTCTTAGTCTTATCGTCCTTATGGCAATCTTTTAATAGCGCAAAGCCGAAATCACACACATCGCAATGCGAATTATCCCAGACCCGCGGGCAAGGATGAGGTCGATTCTCGATCCAGTGATTGCCGTGCTTCACAAAGAACTGGTCCATTGATTTAGGTGCTTGTCCACCTTTGATAATCTGACCTGCTCCTACAGGTGGCAAAATATAGAACCTGTATTTAAAATTGTCGCCAGGATTCTTTACCTTCTCTGGGCGAAACTCATCAGGGTCCTGCCTCTTTCCGTCGCCAGCTGATTGCAGCTTTTTGCGAATATCGTTTATATCGTAGCTCATCATAGTCTCCTTTTAAGTGTTGAAGCGCTCTTGGACTTTCATCTTAGCTAATTGGGCAATGTTATTGTTTTTTAATTCCACAGATTTTAACAAGCCGAATAGCTTGCTTACCCGTGAATCAGCATTGAAGCCTAAATCTTCAAGCCGAGTGACTTCCTCGTCTAATTCGACGATCGCTTTTATCTGCTCCACAGTTAATCTTACCTTTTCTGAACCTCCCTTCTCGTAACATTCTTTAAAAATCTGGCTCCTACGTAGTTTAATACTACGTTCGATGACAGATAATTGCTTTTTGGCTTCTGCATAAACTTCCGATATGAACGCATACTGAGCTGGCGTGTCACGCAAGTGTCGTTCAATATTATCAACATCAATCTCTACGAAAGTCGGAATGTCGACCGAATGCAAATGCTTAGCTTTGCTATTGTCGTCTACGAAGCCTATCTTAAATCTACACAATGTGCTTTCGAGAATCTCTGGAGGCACATTGTCAATGAACCATTCCGCTTGTCCGTCTGCCATTATTCCTCTCCTGCGTCTTCTTTGGCCTTAAAAGCCACTCGATTAAAGTCTGAGGCTGGAATAGGCTTATTGGATCCAAAAGTCTTCTTACTGACTCCGGACGCCTTCCTCGCCTTCTGCAACAGTTTACGCTTCTGGCGCTTCATCTGGATCCTGCGCGAAATCATCTGCATATCCCCTTATGATCTTATACGGCTTCCATTTTTTCCACTTCTTGCCCACATTGACTCTGACAGGAAATGATGGATCATCTGGTAAAATACCATTAAACGGGTTTACCATTATTCTTGCCACTTTATCTATCACTTCATTCAACACCCCTACATGATTAGGAACACTTAACACGACAGAATCATGCATGTCACAGATGAAATAAGTCGGGAAATCATGCTGTACCTTCGCTATTACATTGTGCATGCCATGAGCTACACTACCCTGCAGCATTGCATTCATAATAGCGTTCTTGGATCGATCAGCTATCTGCTTGTAAGCCCGACCTAAAATCGTGTAAAACACACTGTCGGGTAACATCAATCTGTGACTCACATCCAAAATCCAGTTTGATAACCCAGGAAAGCATGACTTCACAATTACGTCATGCCCGTTTAAACTATTGATAGATTTTAAAAGCCTAATTTTACATTGTTCTCTGGTTAACACTTCATCGAATTCATTAGCTCTATCTGCCATATACTGGTATGGGTCAGAATCCGAAAAGCAATTTATAAGCCCTTCGTCTCCGGACAGTAATCCAGCCATGCGCACATCAGCTGAAATCCAGTCTAACTGCAGATAGACAGATGATTCGTCATTCCTATCATGTGATACACAATCGTGATGCGGATAATTCTGAAGGTCGAACACAGAGCATTTAGTGCGGCTCGTAAAAGTCTCTAAAGAAAAAACCGGCGACATACGCTTATGATTAATAAATATACCACGTTGATTTATGGTCTCATAGGCATTGATACACCTAGCCATTAAATGCCTGTATCTGTTAAAATCAGCGTCACCATCAGGCTTACAGCCACCTTCGAAGTAATAACACATTTGTACATTGGAAATCTGGAACAGCCTAGCCGTCCTTACATCATCATAACCGACCCGGATGTTTTTAGCTAAAGCTGAATCGATAAAACCCTTTAACTTATCGATCTTGTCAAATACTTCTTTTAATTTCGCTTTGGATCCTGCTAAGAAAAGATCTATCCTTTTGATCACAGCTTTGGTGCTGATCTCTACGAACTCAGGCCTACCACTGCGATTGTAGGCGGCATGAACGAAAATAGATTCCATGCCGCCATCAATACACTAAACTACGAAATGAATTGGTTTAGGATTATGCTTATCAGCTTTACGCATATCAGACACCACTTGGTCTACTTCCCCTGACACGCGATGCTCAGCAAATGGGTCGTTCTTGGTGATTGTGTGAATGTCCATATCTCTCCTAGTTCCAGCTCTATCTAAGAAGCCGTTGCCGCGGATATAGCACTGTATATTGTAGTCGTGGAAAGATTTTTCACCTTTGGTCGAACCACAGCGTGGACACACAACCGCATCAAGCAATTCTTGATCTGACGGCACCATCGGATGACTCGTCTCATACAACACTAATTCTGGATATGATTCTGATTTTTCGCCAATCCCTGCCTGGATCGCCTTCTGCTCACAATCCAGGCATATGTATATGTAATTCATTATACCCTGCTGCACAAGATGCTTTTATGATTAAGCAAAATGACTGACGAATCTGTCGGATCTACAGAGTCGGACACTATTCCAGACTTGCCAAATTTAACATAATCACCTGGCTCTACATTCAACACATCACTAGCTATACTCAACACTACGCCTTCGAGTTTAAAAGCAGGTGCATTGTTAACATTGGTGATGATGATAGATTCTTCTACCGGTTCACACTTAACTATGACCAAACCGTTTAACGGCTTCCATTTAAGCAAATTCGATACTTTCTCCGCTCTGTCATCTGGGCTACAGCACTTCACTGGCTTAGTGTCGCAAGTAGAGAAATTTTTCAGCGGCCCATTGCTATCGATCTGCTCCGGCGCAGACGCTACTTCTTCACTCTGTAATTTAAGCGATTTTGGAATAGACACTACTTAGTCTCCTCTGGCTGGACTCGATCAAATGACACTTTCACCTTACGTTGAGTGATAGCTGGAGCATTCGGAACTTGCACTTTAAACTTACTGCCATCAGCACTAAGCGTAAAACCAGTTCTTTCTATTGTATCCGCCAACGTCCTACTCACATCAAGTTCGATTAAAACTTTCATTTTCATAAAGATTCCTTCACTCTCATTAGGTCGTACAAAATCTCACAATCAATCGTTTTGTTACGCTCACCGTTCCGATTTTTGGCAATGAACATCCTAAGTCGCGGTGGAGTAGCTACTCGATCCTGATAAGATTGGTTCAAACTAATTACGTAGTCAAGCGCAAATTGTTTAGCAAAGCTATCTGCCGCCTTTGTCATGTCAATATTCTCAGCGCTATCCGTCGCACCTGCCCGATTTGTCTGAGTAGCGGTAAAAACCACAGTATTGGTGTTCTTAGCTAAAGCACGAATTTCAGTAGCCACATGCTTTTGACGCACATAATCATCTTTATTATAGGCCTTGTGACGACTGACCATGAGATCCATATAATCTAAAATGACAATATCGGGCTTAAAGCTTTTAGTCCTCTTAAGATTATCTATTAAGGTATAGATGGTGTCTACACTATGCTCATCTGGAGCATATTCATATATAGCCACGTCCTTCTTAAAGTAATTCTTCACTGTATCAACTTTATTGACACAACGTTCTTTATGATTCTTGATTTGACTAATTGGTACTTGTGACATTGACGAAAGCATACGTGCTGCAGTCTTTTTAATATCTAGCTCAAAGGAAACGAATAAAACATTCTGGCCAATAGTGCCGTCCACAGAAGCAGCCTCAAGGCTATGAATGGCCGTCTGGCACAGCACGATACTTTTGCCTACATTCGTGGGCGCCAAATAGCAGACTACTTCTTTTGGTGATGGACCACCATCATTCAAGCACTTATCTAACTGCTTGAAACCAGTTGTAACATGAAGGTTGGCAGATTCCTCGAATAATAGGTCCACGTTCTCTAACAAAAACATCCCACCTTCGCCCACATCAGTTATCTTATGCGCTTCGTCTACTATCTTTTCCAATGCATCATAGTCTCCATCTTCAAAGCACTGGATCGCTTCAGGGCTGTAGATCATGGAAAAGGCTTTCTTCCTGGCCCACGACAGCATTTTTTCTTTAAGAAAAGGGATTTCTCGGTGGTCAGATTCCCGCTCTATAAGCGCTAAGATAGGCTCAAAGTTGTCATCAACAGACACCTGCTCATACGCTAACTCACGCACTAACCTCCTCGTCGGCACAGTATTATATTTTTCATAGTAATTCAGTATTAGCGCTACCACTATCTGACATTCGCCGCGGGCAAACATATCAGGCTTAAGAAATCTTGCAATAGTGCCGAAAAATTCTGGATAATCAAGACTAAGACTGATGATGCCTTCTTCGTAATACTGAGTAAATTCAGGATTAATCTCCGTCTTGTCGTCCAGAATTTCCTGAATACTGTCTTCCATTTAGAATGTCTCTCCACACTGCGCCGCCAGCGCATGGTCGATGCTTAATAGCTGCTTCTGCAGAAATTGCTTGGCCAGTGTCAACGCTTCGCAATATAATATGAATTCATCCTCTCTAAACCATAACACGTCGCCAGTAATTAAGCTGTTTTTGTCCGAATAAGTCCCCAATGATTGACTGGCTGTGCGAGTGCTATTGATCTTATAGATCCAATTGATACCAGAAGATCGCACTCCACTGATAGTGATAGGATCTAGGAAACCAGAAGTAGCACTAGACCTGTGGTATACTGTCTGGCCGACTTCATACAGCGGATTGCTCATCGACAAAACCCCCGTCTTCCAATCGATCTTCCTCTGTATCTTCAGTTGGCTCTATGCCTCCATCGACGATCAATTCATACAACTTAGCTCTAACACGTTCTATTAGCTTATCATCATCTCTGAATGCTTTAACCACTGCAGCCTCGCCATTGCCTATAGTCTGATTATCAAACTTATAATGCGAGCCTTTAGTGATCAATACGCCCTTCTTTTCTGCAGTTCGCACTAAACTAGTGACCCAATCGATACCGTGAACTGGTCGTTCCTTCCGACCGAAACAAATATCATACTCAGCTACTTCAAATGGTGGCGCCACTTTGTTTTTACGCATAGTAAGATGTGCAACATTGCCTACTATTTCTTGTCCTACTTTGACAGCTTCCTTTCGCTTTACTTCAGCCCTCACTGATGCATAGAACTTGAGCGCTTTGCCGCCTGGCGTTGTCTCGGGATTGCCAAACATTTGGCCCACTTTCTCACGGATCTGATTAACGAAGATAATCGTTGTACCTGTGTTATTACATTTCCCCTTTATCTTGCTGAGACCCTTGCTCATCAATTGCGCTAATGCTGCCATCTGTTGATCACCTATATCTCCATCTAACACCTTCTGAGGCACCAGCGCTGCAACCGAGTCGACTATAATCAAATCGACTAAACCTGAATCTATACATTGATCTATTATGCTAAATGCATCTTCACCTGAATCTGGCTGACTAATCGCCATAACATCGACATCAACGCCAATCTTGATAGCCCACGAGCGATCTAAAGAATGTTCGACGTCTATGTAAACCACAGATCCATAGGCTTTCTTGGTAGCAAAATAATGCTTTTGGCATGCTTTAGCCAATTGCAGGCAGGTCGTAGTTTTACCACTGCTCTCTGGACCCCAGATCTCAATAATCCTACCGATCGGAATGCCACCGCAGCCAATTGCAAAATCAATGCTAGCTACCCCAGAGCTGAAAACCTGCACCGGACTGATAGCATTCTTGCCTCTTTTGATCGACCCACTTCCGATAGATTTATCGATTCTCGCAAACAGCTCATCTAGGTTTTTAGGTTTAGCTGTCTTCTCTGCCTTCGCCATATTCAGATAACCTCCCAAGTAGCCCGTGGATCTTATGCATCGACTGATTAATGTCTACAGCCTTCAATACATCAGCCTGCGGTATCCTTACCACAGCCATACCCTTTGTTATTAGCAAGTCATCTTCAACGATATTACTTACTGTCCAGTAGCCCTTTGGGCTTATTTCAGCTGGATCAACGCTGATGTATTTAACGTTCTTCGTCGTTTTAAGGAGTACAAGGTCGAATTTGGCGAACATATTGATTCCGAATACAAAAATGGCACCGCCAGAAGCGGTGCCATTATTTAAATAAGATTAACCACGAAGATTAGCTACACGATCTCGCAATTTTTCAGCGCGCTCTTTCAAACGCTCCCTAATCCCAGCAGTTATAGGAGCGGTAGCAGCCTGACCTTTGGTCGGTGCTTGGGCTTTGGGGGCCTGGGCCTTTGGCGCTTGAGCTTTGGGCGCTTGAGCCTTTTTTACTTCCACTTTAGGCGCTTGGGCCTTTGGAGCTTGTCCTTTAAGTTCCGGAGCCTGAGCAGCCACCAACATAATCAAAGAAGTAAGCATTGAATCTCCTATGCTTCTAATTGTAAATCATCATCAACCATCATATTTACTAATTCATTGAAAGTAACTGACGGCGTCCAACCCAATACATCACTAGCCAACGTAGGATCTCCTAACAAAAGATCGACCTCAGCAGGCCTGTAAAAATGAGGATCAACTACTAGATATTGACGATAATCTAAACCCGCTCTTTCGAATGCTAATTGAACGAATTCCATTACGCAATGCGTCTCTCCCGTGGCGATCACCACATCCAAAGGTGTATCGTGCTGCAATATAAGATGCATAGCCTTGACATAATCGCCAACAAATCCCCAGTCTCTTTTGGCGTCGAGGTTACCTAATCTCAGTTCCGTAGCTTTTCCTTTTTTAATCTTGGCCACCGTGTTGGATATCTTCCTAGTGACAAACTCCAAACCTCGACCAGGACCCTCATGGTTAAAGCAGATCCCTGTGCTACAAAACATGCCATAACTTTCACGGTAATTGATGGCCATCTGGTGAGCGAATACTTTAGCGACTCCATAAGGGCTACGTGGATAAAATGGAGTAGATTCCTTCTGAGGTATTTCCTGGACCTTGCCGAACATCTCACTACTCGATGCTTGATATATGCGAGCATCAGATTTAGTCAATCTCAACGCTTCTAAGAGATTAAGAGCACCAATAGCTGTGACCTGAGCGGTTAGCCAAGGCTGATCCCAGCTGGTGCCCACAAAGCTTTGCGCAGCTAAATTATAAACCTCTTGATAAGACCGCGCCATAACAATTCTTAATAGCGATGATAGATCCGTAAGATCACCATCATGTAGATGCAATTGGTCTAAAATGTCTACTATTCTAGACAAGTTAGGTGTAGATATCCTACGAACCACGCCATGCACTTCATAGCCAAGACTAAGCAAGTGCCGAGCTAAATATGATCCCGCCATTCCAGTGATACCAGTAATCAAAGCTCTTTTCATCATGCTGTTCTCTACAGTATATATTAATTACCAAGGATCACGCAATGAGAATCAAAAAACGCATAACAAGGTCATTGATTAAAACACTACCTCACGCATTTCCTATGAAATTATCGTTAGAACTCAGATCATTTGTCGACGAGAAACCGATACACTACAATATCCATTTCGACAGCTTAAGTGGATATATTGAAGGACAGTTTAAAAAAGAGCCTGAATTCGACTGGCTTAAAGACGCTCAGCTTGCGATCTTAGCTTTTGCACATCTCTCAATCTAAAAAATTTATACTCTCTAGGTCCATAAAGCTTCAAATCCGCTTGCCCTTTGATACCCGAGCTCCCATAATGTCTAAAATAGTCAGTGATCTTAACGTAACCAAGCTTAGCTAAATTAAGTGCGATTAACCTTTCGAAAATATGCGGTATCCATAACCCTACGTCCGCCAAATTAATCCTACTTAGTGCCTTATACAAATTTACCCCAAGCTTCTTAAACACACGCTTAGAACAAGCGAACTGATGGCTATAAATCATAACTGGATTTTCATTAGACGCCCATTCGTACAGTTCTTTGTCTACCTTCTGCACGATACCCCACACATCTATACCGTGATCAAAGCTATGCACGCGATAAGGATCATTTTTAAATCTTAATCGTGCATTATCCACTAACACATGATCCTTAAATTTAAATAGATGATCTGGCGACATAGTTAGCCCTACATTATGCGTCTTCGTGAACGCAGCTATCTTGCGCCATAAATCAACACCAGCATAATTTTTATCGACATCCGTGTGCAGTATAGCCACTACGTCAGACTTAGCCAACTCGTCAATATGCTCCCAAGCAGTTAAGATCACACTGCTCTCGAATAGACATGAATTCAAACTAGCAAAATTTGGGTTAAAATCACCTGATTCGCTATACGCTCCAGCCACTACCTTCGACGTGCCACATGCTATTCTATGCACTGTGACGTCTTCGTCATTTTCGATCTGGTTGCCAAGCAGGTCAGGACTCTGCGGATGATGCAATAATATTACGTCTACCATCTTTTCTCCGTATATTCACACCTACTGTTCAACACTTGAATGTTATGATGATTCTTCGATTCTATCATATAAGGAATGTGGCTGCTTATCTTGCGATCCCTCCAAGAAAAATGAGTCCCATTCACCTCTGGAAATAAACCGAACCACTTGTCATTTAACAGCCTCAAATGCCGAAAATACGTTTTGTCAGTCATAGAGTGACTGTACTTACCTATATGCTTGATTGGCATTTCTGCAACTACGACATCAAATTGTGCAGCTCTTGCTTGCAAACACAAATCTGCACCATAAAAATGAAATCGATTAAAAGAATAATCGAACGTAAAATTCAACTTCCTATTAATGATGAAAAAACATTCATCTACTACGTCTACACGATGTATTCCACTAGCGCCAGGCCACGCAATACCAGTTTCATCCATAACTATACCACACAGATTATTATTGCCTTTGCTTACATTTGAGATCTTTCCCTTTATCTGGGCCTTTCTACCAGCCACGCCAATAACAGCCCAGTTCTTACCCAGCTTAGATATCGTTTCTTTAATCTTCTGTACTAAGTCACTAGTAAAAACAATATCTTGATGTGCAAAGATAATCACATCACTCTTGCTCACTTCGCAGACGATATTAAACGCAGCACTGGCAGAATAAACGTTATTATCATTAAAAATAGGAAATATCCTTACGTCCTCATCCGGCAATGTATAATATGAATTAAGTATACATTCCTCGAACACGTTAGGCTTATTGTACAAGCATGCTATCGTGATTTTCATAAAAACGGTGAACCACTTGTCTTTCTAATCTTAATATTTTTTGGGCCGTTTCTTCACTGTATTTAATTACATCAACAGGCTTTAATTTACCGAAATGACTGGCATTGATGTATCCTAACTTGGTGATTCTTGAACGTGAAATCCGATATTTAAAGCTCGTTAGAATAAGATGTAAATCGTCATACAGATTCTCTAGGCGACCGATTGTCGGCTTCGTTGGTGCTGAGTCGATGAACGTATTGTATTCATTTGTTAACCAGCCATCGGGGTATTCTTGGCAAACATTCTCTACGAATTGATCGAAGTCATTGCTAGCGCACTTAGAATCCAGTGGATGTGAAGCCACCCAGCCATTACGCAACCTGTGCGAAAACCTGCTTAGATACCAAGTTAAAGGGTGTCTTACAAAGCAAAAGATAGGTCTATTAAGATGGTCATTGATATCTGGGAAATGGGCGTGTATATCAGCCCCAACTATCGACACTTTGTCGATAGACTCCAACACAGCCCTGACGAAAGTCCCGGCTGTCTTAGGAATGTGCAGGAACAAGCATTTACTGGTGGCAATAGCCATTTAACTTTTCAGCTACCTGCAAGAATTTAGTGTATCTGTTATCGACTAAAGCAATATCAGTAAGCAATTTAGCCATTCGATGGTGATAAGTATGATTCTGCAAGACATGCACTTGCAATTGCTTGGCTAAAGCCTGCTGTTCTACCGGATTGGCAAGATAATGCAACACCAGCTCTAACATATCAGGCCCTTCACACGCCATCGGGATACCAGGCAGCTTCCTCTTCAACGTCGGGACTGAATCTATGATCGGCAATAACCCTACCGCAGCAGCTTTAAACACCCGCTCCGGAACGTCGATACCCCATTGGTGCGTGTGCGGCTCACTGATACAAGGCGCAATTACACCAGTGTTGAGGAATGAATTACCATCGGCTTCTGGGCATGGTTCGACGTTATATTTTTCTGGCCAATGGCCCCAACCCATGACTTTTGATTTGATTCTAGGGTGGTCTAACACAGGAAATAGATATGGTTCGATATTCTTAGCTTTGTATGGCCAATATCCGCCAAGGTAAATGACATCATTGGTCTTGACTGCATTAAGGTCTTTAAATATCGTAGCGTCACAAGCTGTGGATTGAGCTGTCCATTTGAACCCATGCTTCTCCTGCCAATGCGCCCAATAAATCACATCGTCATCAAATCCGTATCCGTAAACCACTGTCGGATTAATTTTGGTAACCCAGGAAACATTCTTAGGTGTCTCCATAATGTCTGGAATAGTGATTGGGCCAAGAGGATTTACATGTAACGCAATTGCCGCTCGATGCCCCTTCGGTGGCTCCTGCGGATGAGCAGCACATCCTATGTATAGGTCTGGATTAAATTGCCACCATGTGTCAGCTGCGCCATCCCATCTCTGTACAACGCAACCCACAGTCCTTAACGCATTGATGAAACCATCTGTCACATAACCATATGCAGCAGCTACACGTTTTACAATCAACACTCGCATTTATAGCCTCTTTCGACGTTTTGAGCATTCAAGTCCTTTAAACGTTTATCCATCGCATTAGAGACCAATTTCCTTTCCAACATCTTGTTTTCTTGATGATGATCGATCCAGTTTTCCACTCTTGGATGCCAAAGATGTATGAACGCTTCCGTACGTTCGTTGCAAAATTTAGTGGTCTGAGACAATCTACCGAAAAATTCAGTATCTTCGTTGCCGTAGCCGTAAAAAGCTTCGTTAAAGCCTCCGCAACGCCAATAATCTCTCCGCCTCACACCTAGGCTGCCTCCTTCGTAATAGCCAACCATTCGTTCGAACGAAGGCTCTGATGAGAGACCATCTATACTGACCCTTTCAGTTTCACCTTGGTCCAAATAGATCACAAATTTACCGATATGGCATGATTCATTGGCCATTAGGATTGATTTGATCTGGCTTGCATAGCTACGGTGTACCATCAGGTCTGCGTCATGCAAAATGATATCATTGCAAGCGGCTGCATTAACACCCACGTTGAATGCCCTTGATTTGTTAAATAACGTTTGTGCACCATCTGCAGCTGTAAATATATGCCTAATTCCGACATGCTTATTATCGAAATTCTGGCTAACGTCATGTTCAGAGATTATAATGTCCACGTGCGGGAACTTTAATGCTTTAATATTTCTAATGATCAAGTCAATAGCGTTTTGACGACCGAAAACGCGGATTGGCACCACAATGCTCAAGCTTGGTAGCTCTTCCACATAATTGCTGCTTCTAGCAAATTTACCGACAGCCAAGTATTTTTTGCTATGCTGCAAATGCATTACGCGATCTGCGACTGCCGAAGCCTCTGCGTGAATTCTGAAATACTCGTTGCTATGAGCCACGTCGAAATACCCGGCTTCTTGATGGCCATCTGTGTGAAAACGGTCACTCCACTCTATATGCTCCATCCCATAGACGCCAAATCCCTCATCGAAATAGCCGACATCGACTGAGTTATCAAAAGCTAAGACAGCGCCATGTGGTTTTGAATCGACCTTAGATACTTCGACTTCCTTAATATGGCTGGTTTTGCTATTCCCTTGAATCATCCGATATGCCGTAGCAGCTGATGCTCCGTAGACTCCAATCTCCCGATAAATGAAATGCTTTAAGCCCGACGCATTTAAATTATCAGGGTAGAACGAATCCCAGCCCAGCTTTAACACTTCCACATCATCATTTAAAAGCAGCCCGTAACGAAATCGACTAAGGCACTTCAATAATCTGTTGCTGTTACCAGCCACGCCAGCTCTGGTCCTATTGCGAAGCACGACATATTTTGAGTCGACTAACGAATCTAACAGGCTGATCTGCTCCGGATCATCACTGTTATCATCGCTAATGAACACAACTGTTTTGTCTAGATCCGTAAATGACTCTATGGACTGCAATAATCTTTTAAGAGAGCCTGGCCTGTTATATGTTAAAATTCCGATACCAATGTCATTACTGACAGCATATTGATACCTCGCTGCAAATGATCTATAAACCTCTAGGTAGTTCGCATTCACTGCAGTGCCTACTCGTGGCCTGGTGGCGCTGTCGGTAATGTTCACAGCTGGTTTTCTTAGCACATCTGATTGCTGTCTTCGCAAGACTTTCGCTGCATTAGGCATGACGTCGACGGCTTCCCTGACGACATCTTGCACAGGCTTTACAATGCTCTTACCTTGGCGAATCACTTTTTGTGTGACGCTCTTCCTGATACTAGCAATCCTAGTTTCAGGAGATAAAACATTATCATTAACCTGAGTAATATAACCACGCTGCACGTATTTATGATAAAAATCTGGAAGTTCGATCACCTGTTTACTGTTAACCAGTACCGTTTGGCCGTCGGGACCATTTAAGTGAACAGTATAGGCATTACGATTGATAAAAGTAGGCATTATCGTGTTACACTCACATAATGTGGAAAATAAGCACCACCGTCCTCATATAGCCTAAATTTGCTGGGCTTAATGATCAGATTGCCTTCATATGTTCCGGTGCCGTGCCTAATCGCCTCCAAGGCTCGATCAGCCAAAGGTTCAATGACCAACACTTCCTGCGTGTCTATTATAGGATTAAACACATCACGCAGCATGCCTGGGCCAGTGTATTTATTGAGGCTTAATTGTATATCAACAAGTCTGAATCCTGCGCTAGTGTCAATGAACATTTGTAACATGTCAATTTTAATGTACTTCATTAAAGCATAGACATCATTCAAGTGCTGCTCCATAAACAGCTTAGCTGCCGCCGGAGCAGGACCATCCTCCCGTATATCACATAAGTTCCCATTCCAATCACCGAATAAAACTGCAACATCTTCATTTTTTCTGCTTATAAGAACCGATAGACCATCATCTGCATATTTCCTGATGACATAGCATAATACGTTTTTCAGTGTGTCTAAATAATTAAATGGAAGCGGCTTTGGGTGCGATAACAGCTTAGCAAGCTTAAACGTACCAGATGTTTGCGTTGTTGGCTGTGTCGTGGCGGAGAACTGCGTATTTACCCTTGGTCGCATTGTTTAATTCTCCTAATGGAATTTTTCGAGTTTCTTTTTTCTGTTCTAGTTCTGACATAGTTACCAACAAAATTGGTAGGCCAGCAAAAATCACGCTCACTTCGAGAGTCTTAGCATCGAAATCTACTATAAACCCGTGCCACGTAGTAAACCATTTTGACCAGATTAAATAGTCGCCATAAGCGGGTATGTACCGACGCAAATCCGAATAATGAGCCAAATGTGGCAGTGCGGCCTGTTGCATATTATACTCGGGTCAATGTGTGTGTAAAAATGTCGTACTTAAACTTACCGGAGTTCAAATTCCAAACAATGAATAAACCTTCGCGTGTTGCGCCAAGCCATCTTGCAATATACTGATCCGGCCAATGTAAGCCAAAATTAACCGCTGGCGAAGGGACGATGTACTCTTCCAATATTTCATCCCTTTCAATACTCGAAATATATCTGATTTTTTCAAAACCGAATAAAAGCATGCTGCGCTTACTTTTAACCGTCGCAATAGCTTTGATATCGGTAGGACCTGATTCTTCTGCAAACTCTGCATTCAATGTAACTGATTGATCAGCACTCAGCTTGGGGTCGAATTCCCTCAATAGAGCCTTTACATCGTCTATCGATTTAGGCTTCTTGTCAGTAAAAATCCTCGAATCGAATCTCTTAGCGTTCCGCGCTGCTAATTCTTCTTGGTTCATTTTTTGTTCTCAATTATATGGTTAAAGTCACCGCTCAACGTGTGCACTCGCCCATGCTTCACTAACATAAACAATACGTGGAAGAGATTAGATAAACGATGCAGCACCAATGTAGTGATAAACCAATCAACAACCATGATGCCTGTTATGCAGCAGACGAAACCAAGAGCGACAACTGCTGCAACCCACACCGACATACAATAGCCGCAATTAATAAAATAATTTAACTTGTAATAAACGTATGCTAACCTTGCGTTAGCACGAGGAACTTGTGGGTAGCACAAGTCCTTGATAAATGACCTGACTTCAGAGAATATTTCTGAATCTACGAACACTTCTACAGCCGCCTCTACTGCGACAGCCGCTACTAACAGCTGAGCTATTGCACCAATCGACAAGCTGGATTCACACACTGGGTGCGTTCCTTTCCATTAATGCTGACTAACATGGTTAAACTACTACATGTTCCACATCTATTTATCCGATTATTAATCTGCCTTTGCACCGGCAATGGACGTATGTTCAATGGCTGGCTTGGGATGGTATCGTTAACCACTTTAATTTGTCTAGCTGCTCCACCGCCGCAACTTCCACATGCCATAAATCACCTCTCATAGAACAGTGAATCTGATACTATATTTTCAGCAAACGATTTCCATCGACAGAATACAACGTCATCCAAAGCCTGTTCGATAATCTGCTTAGTACGATCTGAATGTGATACAGACATAGTATATTGGCGATTGTTAAATCCTTCAAATAAAAGCACTGGAAAAACACCTTTGTGTATCAGCTTATCAGAAAAACCTTTTTTCGACACAGCCACCCAATCCCACGCTGGAATCGGTTTGAACATGACCATCGGGTAGATGGGACGCTTGACTGCCGCTGTCAAAAGGTTAGCATCATATGTGGCCTGGAACCACCATTTGGTGAATAATGCAGTGTCTGGTGTAGACATAAGTGCATCAAGACTATATCCTTTGCCAGCTTTACCTTCGATGCTAAACGCACACAAACCTCTGGATGATATTACATCCGACGTGCTCTCCCTGTCTATAGTACCTTGGTCTCGGCCAGTAACGCGCCGCCTTCTAAATTCCTGACCGGTAAACTCAGTTAATAGGTGTGCCATCCTTCTTTCATGCGTTTTGCCCATCCGCACGTTGCTTTTACCTATTGCGCTTGCGCTTCTTTTTGGTGTGGTCATTTTTGGCCTTTAGAATGATTTTTCTTCTACTATGGCACTACCTATTTTAATATTTATTTGTTTTTTTATCGATGATCTTAAGTCATCGTTGATATACAGTTGCCGAGCCAACTGTATAAATTCATCATCAAACAATTGCTCTCTTTCGTGCTCTCTGATATTATTTTGCATATCCCAGATAGCTTTATTGACAGTGCATAAACGATCATATAGATTATATAATTCAGTAAGCATAACTGGCTTGATATGTGAATGCATACCTTGCCACGTCTGTGCTAGTAAATTATATTCTTGTTTAATGTTGTGTAATTTATCGTCGTCTTTGAAGAAGTGCTTTTTGATTCTTAAAATGCTCAACTTGTCTAATAATTCTCCGACGCTAATTGTTACTCGTACTTCCACTCCCATTTTTCACCATCCGTTGGTAATACTTGATCGTATTTAATAACCCCTCAGCAAGAGCCGTCTCAGCGGCAAAGCCTAATTTATGTAACTTTGAAACATCTAAACAACGCCTTAATTGTCCGTCAGGTTTGCTGCTATCCCAAATCACTTCGCCTTTAAAGTCCATTGCATTGCATAATGCTTGCACTAAATCTGCAATTGCTACTTCCTGCCCATTACCGATATTATATGGTCCTAACCCTACCATCTCATATGGCATTATGGACAATTGCGTTATGGCCTTCGCACAGTCTCTCACATATAGGAACTCTCTGGAAGCTATACCAGTGCCCCATACCACTAATGGTGTGCCAGCTGTTTTAGCTTCATCGATTTTTCTAATTAACGCTGGAATAACATGGCTAGTTCCAAGATCAAAATTGTCGAACGGACCATACAAATTCGCTGGTATTGCATACGTAATCTTACAGTCATACTGCTGCCGATAGGCCATCGATCCGAATAATCCATTTAGCTTGCTTACGCCATAAGCAGCATTCGTTGCCTCAGGATAGCCATACTTCATCAAGTCATCTTCCCTAAATGGCGTCGGCGTAAGACTGCCATAAGAGCACGCCGTACCAATCATCAATAATCTGACATTTGTCTTGCTGCAAGCTTTTAGCACAGCTCCGTTTATATTATTGGTGGTAGACCATAACTCTGCTGGTCGTATCTGATTTAATCCTATTCCACCGCATGCCGCAGCTAAATTTACAACAGTCGTAATACCGTCAGACGTTATCACATCTTCTAATTGTCTTTCATCAGTTGCGTCCACTCCGTGGCTTTTGCTTACGCCTATAACATCGATGTCACATTTATTGAATTGGTCTATCACAGCACGCCCGAGAAATCCGCTGTGACCAATCACGCATACTTTAATCATTTTAATCCTTACCTGCGCTAGTATTATTTTTTGGTTTTGACGTCGTCACGATATATAGGTATATCTTTAGGCGCCTCTATTCCAACTCTGACTTTATTACGATCAACGTCTACTATTTTTATTACGACGTTACCGACAGTGAATGTCTGGTCAATCTTTCGTGTTATTATTAACATTAAATTTTCTCATATCCTTGCTTTAAAAGTTTCTTCTGTTCCTTCACCACGCAAGCTACCTTGTAGAAGTTCTTACCATCGGCGCCTGCGCAAAATCCATCAAAGTCTGGCGACTTTTTGTCCTTGCCAAGCTGACCATTATAAGTATTAAAGCACATCTTGCGTGGATTATCATCAATACACAATAGCACATGCGCTCGCACATCTATGCGCTCATGGTCAAATCTGATGCCTTTTTTAGTAAACAGCATGCAGTTAGGTCTATCTCTCAACCCCAAAACGCTAAACTCAGTCAAGCTAGTCATTGCGCTTTGATTCTCCTTAATTCGTGAAGGATGGACAGTATACCTTTCACTGTTGCATCCTTCGACCACCACCAGCCCATTGGCCAATGCGGACATCGAAATTATGTCCACACTCGTGCCATCCATCATGGTCAATGTTTTACTCATACTTACTCCGAATAAGTAACGACTTTCGTCATGTTTACAATACATCAATACATCAAGTTAAACAATTTAAGCTTGACGCAGGGGCCAGCAAGTAAGAAGCGGCCTTAGGTGTGTAATGCTTGGGTTGAATCCTACCGGGCAGAAGATTGGTCTGAGCCCTTACTCTAACATAGAGATTATATGACATTTTGTCAATCATAGCATCTTCATAAACTCCATCGCTATACTTAAAGTTATAAGACACACCGTACACGACCTTTTTGACAATCATATAACTAGTTTGGGTCTCAAGCACCGTTTCTAAGCCAACCCTCCTGACTGATCCACTTAAATTATCATATTGGTAACCCAAGAAGTCATTAGGGTTACCACTATTGGTCTTTAAAATCATCTGCCGTAATGTCAGTCTCTGCTCAGGATTCACTAATTCCGCCTTGGCTTTAATACTGGTGCTCACACTTGACAGCTGCTTGGCCGAATAGCCAACGGCTGCAATAGACTCTGGTCCGTCTCCAGTGATGCCACAAAAAGAGAATAACAGATCCTCCGGACCCTCTACACAGCTATATGTAGGCAGCTTAAACGGTGGCGGCGGCAACGGCGGTATCGCAACAGGATAGCACCTGATCGTACCAGCAGAGATTGATTCTAACAACGGCACTGGTCCCATGAAAGGCGCGAATTCAATGTTGTAGATCTTCACGAGCTTAGGATCTACTGTTTGCACTTGTGTAACAGTGAGAGAATCGACAGGAAATACGCCTCTGGTATTAAGCAGCGCATATTGCAAATCAACATCTCGGAATGGTATACTTATAGCGTCTGTTGTAGTATTCCTACTCCCATAAGCCACGTTAACGCTAAAATAACCATCCGTTGCGTTCTGTAACGTTAAAACCTGCTTGCATATCTCATAAGAGCCTGAAGCTGTGTTAGTATATTGCACAGTCGCACCGCTCAAACCGGCAGTGTCGACAATCACGGGCTCAATTGCATAACCGGCATTCCATTTTAAGATATAGCTAAAATTACTGCCATCCTTCTCAACCGTATCTAATTCAACCACAGCATCAGAAGGCGCAGTGTCCTTGAGATCCTTAACAGCTGCTAAAACATCGGAAGCTGCAGCATTAGCCTGAATAGGTCGTGTGTAGACATATCCCGCTTCGGGCACTGTCACCTTAAATTTCTTAGTAAATTCTTTACCTGCAGTCGCCTTAATAACCTGACTAAAAACCTGCGTGAACGTGTTAGTATTTGTGGTGCCATTGTCAGCAAATACCCTGACAATGCAATTAATATCGCAGCTAGGTACAGAACTAGGTATCGGCTCATCAGACAAATTCACATTAGGTGCAAATGGATAAACCGTAGTTAATGTTAAATCAAACGAATTGACTATTTTACTGATCCAATCACTCATTGGCACATCGAGACTTTGACTGAACGAGGTATAAACGTTATTAGCGCAAGCACCATTAATTCCACGTACCGACCACTTTAAATATTGAATGTTTTTGCTGACATTCGGGTCGCAAGCTAAAAACGCATCGCAACCAGCACTAGTAGTGTTACATCGGTCAGGCGTGATTGCCACCTGATACTGATTATCTTGACCATTGGCATCTTTATCAATCCCAGATACAATTATGTTAAAAGGTGCACTGGCTGTATACGTCGATGTATTAGGGAATTCGTAAGACACTAGCAGATAAATGCCACGCGGTGTGACGGTGCCAGTGTTAGCCGGAAGCCCTAATATGAATGATCCGCCACTAGCGTTGACCATAAGCTTTTGCGATGCAGCAGTCTTGCTACCAAATTGTGATTTATGCACTAGGTCCACTGGGTCATACGATAGGTTATTCCTACTATCGATCGTGTTGCGATTTGTACCGTTTGTAAGGATAGTTTTAAAGTACAGTTGTACTTTCTCATCCTTGGCGGGAGCGCTAAATCCTATAGTAAACGGACCATAAGTTGGATCTATACCTGGGCTGACACTCACAAAATCAACGCCGTAAGTGGTTCCGAAAGATTTGCCACTTGAATCGACCATAGTGTTAATGAAATTCAATATAGCTGATGCTGTAGTACCTGCGCTATTGCTCACGTAAGTGGCAGTAGCATCTGGAGATGAATAAGTGCTGTTGCCATATACAAGGTATAATGTAGCATAATATTCATTGAAAGTAGGTGTGTTAGTCGGCGAATTTTGTATCTCTAAGCTATTTTTAAACTTTACAGTGAAGATATCACGTTGTGCGCCACCTGAAGCTATCACTTCAGTATCAAATGATCCTGCACCACTCAGGCCACTACCGTCGGTGCTCGTAATGCTATAACCTATACCTTGAGACCTGCCGACGAATGCCAGCACGAACGGGTCGCTCTTTGTGCCTGTTCCACTTAGACCAATATCGCTTGCCGCTGTCACAAAACCAGCCCTAGACGCTAAAAGCTTAACGAGCATCTCTGGCTTTTCACCATTTGCTAATTCAAACACGAACGGAGAATTTACGCCGTTTTTTTGGAATGTCACCTTGTAAGTCCCGCCAGTTGCATTAGGCTGACTGAATGACACCACACTATAATCAGCTCTGCCAGCGCTGACCATTTTAAATCCCATTTGCGGTTGACATGGTCTCACATTATAGGCATTGCCAGACGCTACTACCGTAGGCGCTGGTTTATTAGCGCCGGGAAACACATACATAGAACCAGTGCCACTGAGGACTACTTTTAATGGCTTAGAGCACTGATTTAACGTAGCTGCGCCATCTGGCTGCTTACCATCTGGTGTATCCAAAATAAATTGAGCCACGTGCCACGCCGCTTTGTTCCCACGCACTCCATTACCTAAGCTGGTTAACGTGTCCCATTGACTTGGAAGATTCCGTGTGAAGTCCCCATAAGTCGTAAAGATGTCATTGCGATTAAAGCTCTTAGAGAAAGTGTGGTTAACTTTCCTTTGGTCATCATAGCTGATCTCTACCGACAGATTGACGCCGGGATCCTCAAACATGGCTGGGTAATCGTCACAATGCTTAGGAGGAAAATCGCCACTCGGATAAACCTGATTCGCTAAGATGTAGACTTCTATGGTATCCAGAATGTTAACTGGATCTTCGTAACTGGGAAAATAAGCGGTTAATTCGTCATTAATCACTGCGCTCTTACTTTGCGGAATGCTCCAAAGCCAATTGGCGAATCCTTCCACACTGCTTGTCTTATTTTCAGTCACTCCTTCCATAAGCTTCTTCGTCAAATTCTGCGACAAGATGCTGACTTGCGCCACCGTGCCTAATCCCTGTTGCTTCCAGAAGTCAACAGTATCGCCATAATTGCATGTGACACTAACGACTTTTGGTGGATCGCCAATGCACGTATGCCCTTCGCAGGTGGGCAGTAGAAATGTATTCTTAAACTCTGATGGTGTTGTGGGATTCCGATAAATTAATTTCAAAAATGCGTTAAATATGTTCAATGGTAAACGAGGTATATCGACAGATTCAGGAGTGCCCCACTTTAGTGTCATTTCTATGTTCTCGACCAGTCCACACACTATTTCTTTGGTCTCGCACACAATAAGATTATTAACCGCTATCTCCTTGCTATCATAAAAAGGACTGACAAAAAGCTCAATCAGACACGGACCACCCACAGCTTCAAACAATAAAGTAACTGGGCCAGTCCGATGTATCGGATATTGATATGAGACACCAGTGAATCCTATCGTAACACAAAAATTGCCCTGACTGCTTACTTGATCTAAAATAACCGCATCAATCGTAAGCGTGTAGGTGCTACCAGCTATCAAATCTAGATATTGCCTGTATGTAGATCCACCATTGGACACCAGAATATTATCGAAAGATTTATTGCGGTTCGACCAGTTGCTAATGCCACCAAATGGCACGTTATGAACCGACAAAAGTGAATAATCTTCAGGGCACGACAAGTTAAGTTTAATGCCGATAAAGTTATCGACTTCCTGAGTGATACCAAGTGCAACACTAGCGCCAGCGAGATCTATGTCGAGCCAACTGGTACCATTGAACCCAATCAAATGGCCACTATCTTCATCGAGCGTCACCTCGATTAAAGCAACATCATAAACCTGCGTGGCGTTACTCAATCCATCAAAGAAATATTCGGCAAGACCATCAAATCTCAATATCTTTTTAGTGAGCGCATCTAAAATGTAAAACCGATTGGTAAATGAATCGAACCCGACAAATGAGCCAACATGCGGTAGAACTTCTGTGGCCTGGTTGCCATCAAGTTGCCGCAACGCTATAGTATATCGTAGATTAGATCCACCATCACCATTGACAGCAAAGGTCAAGAAATCTACATCGACCGCTTTCGGACTATGAAACCTTATGCTGCCTACCGGTATGACGCCATATGAAGAAATGTCTAAAACATATTTTTCTGTAACTGCTGATAAATCTGACACTTGGATCGATAACACCGATAACGTAGTGCCGACTTGGGTTAACAAACTAAGTTGCAGATACTTATCGAACGCTAACCCTACTATCTCGTAATCATAAGTGTACTTAGCGACCAGCCTATACTCAGCCAACTTTATCACTTGCAGTTGATTGCCTGATACGACCGCTAAAAAGTCATTAACCGTATCATAGGCACTAAAATCGACCGCAGAGGAAATGGCCAAATTAGCCACATTATTGCCTTTGACCGATTTAACATATTGGCCAGTCTGATATAGGTATTGTTTATCGACATTATTGGCGACACTAATGAATAGCCCATCGTAGTACTTTTTGATTTGACCATGGATTATGCTGAATAACTCAGCTGCATTGAACACAGTGTACGGTTCAACGCCATGATTGCGATAAACATTAAAAGCTTTACTAAAGTCTGATGTCAACTGTCCATTGGTGACAATCGGACTAATGTTAACGCTGCAATTTACCGCATTATCCAAAGCGCCTTCAAAATTTATGACGCTGTTGTCAGACAGTGTAAAGCTGCGATTAGAGATGACGAATAACTGCAAATACGCCAGTGATCTTCTAACAAATCGACACGTCTTGATGTCACTAGCCCGCACTACCACGCTATCTGTTATTACCGTACCGTAAGAGAATGACGATTGCCTTATTAAATTGTTTATAACTATATCATACGGACAGATCCGACTATTGCTCGTAGTCAGCAGCAGCTTCGAATTGTTCACGTTTAGATAATCGACAATTGACGGTGTAACACACGAATACTTGACCAGACTACTATTAGTAAACACCACTGCGTCGACACCAAACAAGATTGCATGAGTTCCGGAAGTTAAAGTCCCCACGCCAGTTGACACGAAAGACAAGCCACTGTTGGTCAATCCTTTGCTAACTGTCGTCGCCCACCCAGGTGTTACTGCAGCAGAACTGCCGTCGAAATCGTTAGACCTGGTGAGAACATACGGTTTACTGCCGCTACCTAAATCAGTTACGACATAAATCCCATTAGCTTGCTGAAGCAATTGATCTTTGACTAATATACGATCATTAAGCAGTGGCTGATAGCCGTCTATCCTCATCAAGGTGCGATTCTCACTAGCCGTCAATGTTGCTCCTACTCCAAGGTTGCCATTATGATATGATGCTTTCAATGAACTCACTGTTGCACAGGCTACCGGAAGATGATATGTGATCCCGGCGGAGTCACCTGTGGTGATAATACTGGGTCCTGCCAAATGCTGTATGGTCCATTGAGTCGACGTATCAATAACATTATCAATTGGGGTTAAGAAAGTGTAGCTCGCCCTTAATCCTCCACCATATCTCTCTTTCATGCTTACGATCAATTGATCTAAATATGTGGCAAGATCTCCAACTTGCCGTAAAGCCGGTGTGCTCAGATCTATGATAAAATGTACGTCAAGCGGCGTCGATTCATTCTGACACGCTAAGGCTTGATCATCGATGCAATTGCCAAGCAACGCATTATCTGTTATCCGCGGAAATGTACTCCTGCTTGTTTTATTGACCTTATCTTGTGTAATTCTGACAGCATTTGTCTGGATCGGCTTACACACTGTCGTGATGTTTTTATGAGCTAATTGATTCGCATACGCTAACAAGGTATCCTGATTATATGAATTATTCTCACAGAAAGTGTTGCGTGTTTCGATATCGACTACAAGGACCTCGGAATAGTTATTGATCCCGATACCACTACCATTAAGATTTATTTCCATGACGATTCACTTTGGCTACTGTAATGTATCACACTTACAATAGATTTAGTTCATATAACATCCAAACGATACTAACCAAAGCCATTGAAATTACAAATGGGCCACTACGTTTGCACTTCGACCCATTTCTTGAATAGCTTCAATATCCTAGACCGTTCTAACGATGCAGCTTGCTTTGTGTCGAACAAGCAAGATTCAGGTATTTCGACGTCGTCTTCATTTGTATAAATGAATTCACCAGTATGCTTACATCTTTCAATGCCCTTCACACAAAACGGTTGTACTTCTACGCTTGCGGTTATAACCATTATTAAATCTTCAAAATCATTCCAGCTGACACGAGGTAGTACGCTTGTGTATTTCCATAGATGCTTGAAAGGCCCACTAGAATATAGGACTTTGGGGTGGACTTCTCGCATCCATTTGTCTGCTGACGCTAGTCTAGGAATTTTTCCAGTTGGCTGTAACATTACATGATATGCAAGATCTCCGATTTTGTACTTTGCCAGCTCCATAACTGATACGATTTTCTTTTTCATCCAAGAATCACACGATTTATTGCCTGGTTTACCATAGACTCTGCTACCTGTTTAGTCACACCTTGAATTACTGTCGACCATCCAGCTGACTCTAAAATTTCTATTTGATATAGACCACCATCAACCGATTGTCCTGGGCCCGGAACGATCCTAACTGCCTTTGATCCTGCCGCTTTTATTTTCAATACTGCTTCATTCATGTTAATCATAATATCGCTCCAACCTGCTTAATACTACATGCATGTTATCTACCTTAGTCTTACCTTGCCGCACTACCATAGAATGAGCACACCCCACCAACACGCCGTCGCCGATATCTGAAATGCATCCGGCAAAATCCAATTTACCGTCACCTAGCCATTGTGTTCCATGGCCAGGTAACACATCAACAGTATCTATTATGGCGACACTTTTCATAGGCAAAGACTTCCTAATACTAATATTGATATTATTCAAGATCAACATAGCTTCTAACTTATAAGACCTGAATTGTTTTGAATGATTAAGTAACCACCAATAATACGGACACACCACAGTCACACCTAATGGTATTAAAGAACTAGCGAACTCCATCGCTCTATCATAATGATCATCGTAGTGCTTTCTACTGTCGAATTGTAAGCTCAGCCACTTGACTTTATAATAACCTAATAATCCAGTTAGCTTTGTATTAGTTAAGTCCTCAACCGTGATATTAAATCCGACCAATGCTAAGTTCGATGCTATCAATTTTCCTTTAATATGCTTGTGCTCATCGTCAGACAACTGAGTAAATGACTTATACTTATGTTTCCGATACCACACGCGTGAAAAGGACAAGGCCTTGGTGTGAGCCAAGGCCTCGTCAAGATCATCGCTAATCTCATCTAAATATGCGAATTTATTAGATGATGCAAACGTCATCATAAGCTGGCCCAGTCCCTACCATTACTACTGGTAACCTCAATTCATCTTCGATCTTGTGCACGAACGACTGCACTTTTTGAGGTAACTTATTGTACTCCTTCACCCCGTAACATGACCAATCGATATAATTAACGAATGTCAGTACCAATTTTGTAGCTCCATTGCTTAGAGCCGCCTGTTTGGCCTGCTGCGCGCTAAATGAGAACATCCGGCGCTGACGCTTAGTGACCGTGGTAATTTCGATACCACGAATGACATCAGGCGGAGCGCCACATTCAGCTGCTATTTGCTCTATTGTTAACTCGTGTTGATCGGGGTAACAATCTCCGCTGTAGCCTATGACCTTACCGTCCTCGATTACGTTACCAACTCGAATAGGATGACATCTAAGCACTAAGTACACATCACCCATACACTGATGTGGCAATCCAAGGTCACTAAGATTTTGTATTGCGGTGGTGCTACGTGAAGTACATTGGGGATAATGACTACCATGATTAATATCTAATCCGAACCCTTGGCTACCCTCATGGAGAATTGTCATCCCACCACGCATCATAGTAGTAAGATATTCTGGAAGCGACATTCCACTACATTGTTTGCTTGCCATCAATGGTGCTATTTCAGCATAATCTCTAGCGAGTTTGACGTCCTGCTTGCGCAATATTTTGTCCGATAAACAGGTGGCGCAACCCTGCATTGTGCTTGCCACATGTTTAGTGCTATCTGACCCACACGCTTCTCGCTCCTGATGCTCTTTCGTGATCACAGCAGCACGATCATGAATCATTAACTTAATGTCGTGACCAACCTGATCTAATTCCGCCTGCAACGTGTCAAGCTTAAATGCGCTAGTAGCACCCATAATAACGGTCGGATCATATTTATCTAACCATTTACGCATTATAGTTGGCGCTGGTAAAGCCTTGCTGACAAATTTGCTCCCATCTGGTGATACAGCTGTATGGCCAGCATTCGCCATATTCGTGTTGGTAAGTATCTCAGGTCTGTACCTGTACACTAAGGCGCTGCTGACATGACCTTTACCTGTGCTACCGTAGTTGCCGTCTGTTACCACATTGAATTTTCCCTTTTGCATTTATAACTCCTGCTGTAACAAAAAGTAGACATATCCCGGTGCTACCAATACTAGGATCACACTGGGGTACTATGCCGTTCTTCCTGAGCCAGTGCATACTCATTTATAATGACTTTAGCAAAAGCCAAAGAGACACCATATCGAGCAGCGCCTATTAAATCAATGTCTTGTATCGTTTGAATATTACCACACATTTTAATAGGAACGCCGACTGCTTCGAACAATTTGGTCCTGATCTCTATATTATATGATCGACTGACCTTATTGGCAGGCGCTTTGCTAGCAAATCCAAACCGCACATAAGCAGGATTGCGAATACCATGAAACAACCCGGCCAACTCCGCAATAGATGCCACATCAGTCTTGGTAGATGGAACTACGAACCTGATCTCCTGCGTCGGACCGAGATACGTCCTAATGAAGTCAGTGCACACTCTAGCTTCATTTTTTAAATCCATTATTGATTTACCTGAACTCATTACGATCTCGAACGCATCGCCCTCTAAACTATCAATAGTAAGTCCGCGGAATTTTAGATTACCGAAATGATCTCCTTTTGGCCAATCTATTGGCACTACCACTTTGAACTTGCCTCTGACCTTATTTCTTATGATCAATGCGTCCGAACTCAGTCCCTGGTGGACTACCACAGCAGGCAAATTATGCTTCGCAGCGAACTCCATGCACTCTAACATTTCGCTAATTTGAAAACAGTCGAGTTCTAACTTACTGATCGGATTGCCATTCATATGCTGCTCCTGAAGTGATTAACTGTGTATTTATTCCTAGAATTCAACTGATGGGCTAACATCAGCGCCCCAACGAGCGATAGCCAACTCTAGTCCTTCTTGCGCAGAGTGGTTGCTGAAATGCTTAACGAACGGCCATGTGTTGTATTCACTACAAAAATGAATGTTCTGCCTCCGCTCCTCAGCGATATTATTAACCGCTTGCATGAAACAATCAGCCTCAGCCTTAAATCGCTCAACACGCACATGAGGCGGCACGTCAGGATTAGTCCCGTAAAAATGCAATTTACCATCGATACCTTTAGCATCCATGTCTACACCGAACACAAATATCTCATCATACTTCATCCATTCAGCCACTTGCAAAGCTGCGAAGACACTGCTACGACCAATGGCTAATCCTCTTAGTAGATCAGTGCTGAACGTTTGTTGTCCCAAATTCCTAAGCCTCAGATGATTTGCGTGACAATTTGCAATACTGCTACCTGTGACAATGATTCCTTTGTAGTCAGCCAATAGCGCTTTATGCCTTCGATATTGGCTACTATCAAAGAAGCACCAGTATTGAGTTGGCCATACTCTTGTGTCTGGATTATTAATACTGCAAATATCGATCCGTTTTTTATCCTTGAGCTCTGCCAGATCTACGGTAGCAATGCTCGGTCCGTTCCCAATTATCATCAAAGCACGCCCTACCCCCACGTCTTTCAACCGATTTATGAAAGCAGACTGAACTGGTAAATCTTTGTCACTCGAATATTGGATTACCGGCCCTCGCCGTCTCGTCACTTGCTGCGACGACGGCTGAGACGGCGACTTGACGCCAGCCCTGCTGGCATTATAAAGATTTACTCTTGACTCATTCGCTTGTTCTATGATTTGTGATACTGGCTGTCTAGTACTAGGATCTAATCTGACCACAGATGGTGCGACGTAATTTGGATTCTGTTGCTGCCTCATTACAGGCGGCTTGGGCGCAGCAACATTCTGTTGATTTTTATTTTGCTCCACGTACACTCGAACGGCTTTAGGAAGCTGAATATTTACCTTTTGCCGTCTTGGATTAATCATCAATCTAGCCCTTGCTTATTTATTCTAAAACTGCGACAATTTGCGGGAGCTCTACCATTTTGTATAGCTGCACCTAGCTTATATTGCCCTTCCTTTATATGTTTACGCTTATTCATCACACTATAAAGGCACCTATATATGGTAGTTGTCAATAAGTTAAATACCGGTGCCTTACCAGGCATATATTTCAATTTTTTATTCTTAAGCTTCTGTAAAACCTGCAATAATGCTTCATGTATTAATTCTAAATGCTCTTCCTCGCCATTAGGTTTGAATTTTTGCGCTATGCCACTACACATCTGTTTTATGTCGAACAGTAGAGCATGCCAAGCTTCCTGTTCAGGAATCTCTTGAACATATTCCTCTTGCTCTAACTCTGCCACGATTTTCTCAGATGGCTTACCTATAATAGGGAATGCCTCTGACAGGCTTTTTAGCGAAGCTGTATTGACAAACCGGACTGAGTGTTGTATAATGAAAAAATCAACAATCTCGCCGTCACATGTGCTGAAATATACCGGAGTCTCAAATGGTAGGCAATGATGCTTCAATGGGCTTGATGGATCGAATAATGGCTTCCCGTTCTTATACAATGCCACTCCATCCTTATGGACGTGGATGTCTGGTTTTGAAAACAATAAACCATGATTGCGAAAAGGTTCTAGCTCTGGTGTTGCGCTAGCTAACAGCCAAGTAAACCATTTCTGTTCCAACAGATCAGAGTTGCAATACGCCATATTTCGATCCCCTTTCACATTTCAATACACAGAGTTTCAAGGAGGATATGATGACCATTGTGCGCCAGATGCCGAAGATTTATGTAAGAGGTTCGATTGCTAACATCACGATGAAGAACCTGTCGCCGACCGACAAAGCAAATATCGACGCATTGGTAGCACGATTATTTAAACACGAAAAGCTGCAGTCATCTAAATCATCATTCGTAAGAGCCCTACGAAACACAATCGGAGCAGACTACAAAGATGACATCGAAGCAGCATTGGCTGAATTCCAAATCCCTATCTGGAACGCCGTCGTCCAACTTCTCTGCCACAAACAATATAGTTATCACTGCAGTCACTGCAAGTCATCAGAATATACTAACAAAGAAGGGATATCTAAATTATTTGACCGCACGACCTACGTGCCATGTCCAAACTGCAAGCACACCAAAATTTTAATAGAAGATGACTCAAAAATCATTCATATCGATGACTTACCAGACTACATTGTAGCTGGTGAACCGACACCCCAATGTTATCCAATAATAGAACACTTAGCTGAAGGACCAAAACATGCACAGGCTGAAGCTATTCTTAATGACGAACAGCAACTAATCAAATTCGTAAGCAGCTATATTCAGAACTACGAAAAACAGATCTTGCGTGAGAACAAACCCGCCAAGACCATAAAGCAAGTATTCACAAACGTAGATGCTTTCGACCATTTCCAGCCTAAATTTTTAGGCTTATTCGCAAAGCATTCAGCAAAAATAAGCATCTTCTACAACGAGTCTAAAGACTTAATCGTGGTAGTCGATGGCTTACTTAGTCCCGTTGAACTAACAGAAGATTTACTAAGCTTACAAAAGGAGGCGAGTGCATATGGCATAGTTATGAAATTAACTAACGATAAGGTCTACTTCAATGGATCTTATAGTGTCGGTTTCTCAATCAAGGAACGTAAAACTACCTTCGTCTCAGTCAACGATGACTCGACAAGCAGTGCGCGGCAGGACGGAAAATCATCACTTGATAATATACCAGGAGGACACGGTATGAGGTACGACGATCACACTGAAGAGCTGGCAATCAAAGAAGGTTGCCTAAAGGTACGCTTGGCCCTAAATGACCAAGATAGAGATGTGTTTGATATTCTTGCTTGCACAGGACCTGTGTACGACGCATACGCAGAAACGTTCGGTGAAGGTCGCCCTTGCAACGGCCACATCGCACGATTTCTAAACCGAAACCGCAAATCGATCAAAGACTCAATCAACACCATCCGAGTAGTCTCGATGGCTAACGATTTGGTCCCCAGCGCTTATTAGCGCCTCAGCCACCAGCTTAAAACAGTCAGGGTCGGCCATCGCAAAGCACTTCGGGGGGCCGACCCTATTCTTGACAATTAACATATCATTTAAACTCTCAATAATAGCGCCATCATTATACATGAATAAATTGTGGTCATCGCCAACATCTAATATATAATTAACCTTCAATCGACATTTATCAGGCAAATGTCCAGATATATGATCAGCAAAGTAATCGAGCGTGCGATAATCCATAACAAATTATCTATCACTAAATCAATTGCCGTAGCCACTCTTAGTAAAGTACTGTTGCGGTTGGCCCATTAAGATATTCTTATTCTGCACTATCTCACCAGGCATCCTAAGCCCACGTGCGCTAGCCACCAGATCGACGTAACCATCTTCATGCTCACTCAACACTCTAATTATAAATGTTATAATCTGACGAGGTACACACGCGTTTGAGCATTGTTGAGAAGGGTTAGTTGGTACAGAAAAAGTACCACTCCGAATCTGCCGACTTAAATCCATCAAATCGCGATGGATCGTAGTTCCCAAATCCATCCTAAAATCGCCTAGCACGAACAAGTTCCACCCTAACGACGCCTTACCCAGCACATTGTCGATATCTCTAGCATATGGTATTATTTCAACCTTACTACCAAGGATAGGTATAACATAAGGCAAATCATTTAACAACGCAGGATAAACGCGCTCGTGCGCAAAATTGCTAAAGCCCTTCTCCATGAAGTACTTTATCAGCAATCTCCTAACGGTATCCGCATTAGCAGCATGCTTAATCGTCGATAACTGTAAATTATCCATATTCTATATTTGGCTGCCATACTACCTGGACTCAAGGACGCTAAATCTTCCTTTCCTAATCACCTTTATTTCTCTCTCGAATACATCATGCATTTCTGGTCTATGACTGATCACAAATATGGTCTCTACTCTGGGAGCTATCTCATTCTTGATAATACTGATAAAAGATTCTACTCCTTCGTCATCTAATCTACCATCTACCTCATCAAGCACCAAGATATTACATTGACGGCCATGCAAGTATTCGTGCATGTCATATAGCGTGAACATGAAGGCCAGATCAACCCTCTTACGCTCACCGCCAGACATATAATCGTAACCCCAAGAGCTAGAGCTCATCGACAAATTATCATTTAGCGTAATGATAATGTCCATTTTCAAAATCTCCAAGTATTTCTTAAGTCGATTATTGAAAGCAGGTACGAATTCCTTATAAATCAGACTTTTTAACTTGTTTTTATCATTGTACGCTTTGTAGATATACATCATGTGCTTATATAATAGCTGTTGCCTGGACAAGCTTAACTTATGCTTGTCCAACAGCACTTGGGCCTCTCCAAATTTGGTGATTAGATCGTCATAACGTTTATGATACGGGTTCGTGGCCGCTCTCAATGCTTTCACTTTGGCTATTAAACCCTTAATGGTCTCCACATGCTTTGCTTTCTGCGCCTTAAATCTCCTAATCTGCTCTGCGCTATACTCCGGCTTATGACGTTGCAACGCTTCCTTATTTGTTCTAAGAGCGCTTTCAAATTCACCAATCACAATGTTATTATCTTCGATTTTCTTTTTATAAATGGCTTGCTTTTGCTTTAGACTCTCTATGTTTCCATCCACATGCCCTTTAGCTACAGTCTGTTTGCAATTACTGCAAGTCGTTCCTTTCTTAGCTTCCCAATCTTGCACCTGCGATTTTAGATTATCTGCCATAGCATTCAACTTATACTTTTCAGCAGTCGCAGCCGCCAAGTCCATTTCATTCTTAGCGATTGATTGGCTTATCGATTCACATAAAGCCCATTTTACTGATAGCTCTTCTTCACTCAGTGACGGTATAGCATCATGATCAGCTTTGAAGGATGCTATAGACTCCATGTGCATACTAATTGTAGCAGCTGTGGTCTGCTCAAAGGTGGCACTACTTTCCAATTCGCTAGCTGCAGACTCAGCTAATACCTTGACTGTGTTCTCGACATTAGTAACCGCATTGCCTGTTATAGTAGCATCCCTATCGATCGAATCAGCTTTCGCTTTTGCAGCTCTTGCATAATACGAATACCGATCTACCCTCATCAATCTTTCTAGAATCTTCCTTCTTACAGCTTCAGTTTGCTCAGCCCATGATTTACCATATTGATTAAAAAAGACACCATATATAAATAACTCATAATCTAAGTTAAATAGCTTATTGAGCTGCTCCTGCATGTTTGAATTTGTGCTAGCTGTAGTGGCACTAAGCTTATTTTCAAGCCCATCTTTTACATAAATTAACTCATCGTGGCCATTGACTGCTCTTGTGCGTATTACCTGATCGCCAGATTTAAATTCTAGCTTCACATAGCAGTCTTTATTGGTATAATGATTTATAACATTGTTGCCTGGCCGTGCGCTATGCATGGTGCGACCAAACAGACACCATTGAATGGCATTGGCTATGGTGCTTTTACCCGCTCCATTACTCTTCGATGGTTCTTCATCTATCTCACCAGTGATGCTCACTTGACCGAGATGCTCTAGATCAATGGTTGAAACATAATCACCATATGATAAGAAATTCTTCCAGCTAACTCGTCTTAATTCTATCATGGTTTTCCTTTAATCGATACTTCAGGCTTTGTAACTGCTTCCAAAAACCAGCTTGGTAACATCGACTTGCCACGACTTAGAAAACCCTCAAAGCTACCGTCAATAATGTAAGTAATAGCATAGTCTTCGGCGCTCCTAACACTCCTTCCCACACTTTGCACCAATTTCAATGCCGTAAGCCAATTTAAATATTTCTTATCAATTTCGACCCGCCGATTTAACTGTTGATCATCATAGAAATTGGGGTATGGCATCTTACATATTACCTGAAATCGGCTCAAATCATCCTTAAGATTAAGACCCTCATGCATAGCCGGAGCTATTAATACACCATTACTACTGACCGCTAACGCATCAAGCATATGATTTTTACTTCTATACTCTTTCTGATTGATAAGCCTGCATCTATTACTCTCCGATACATTATTCATTAAGTAATCCATGATCATAAAATTGTGAGTGTGAATTATACCCCTCTCATTTTTATGCTTATCCATCAGCTGATTTATTCTTTTTGCCATTTTCGGTAACCATGTTTGCGCCTGCGCCTTACCACCGACAAATCTATCGACTGGATCGTAAATGATAGGTCTGTTCTCTTTGGGAAAACGATTCCGCATCCGATAGGCAGCACAATCTTCTTTATCGATACCAAGACTATCACATAAGACATCGACATCTAAAATGGTGGCACTCATTATTAGTACTCGCTCAGCATGGCCAAATACCAAAGCATGGGCTTGATCCCTCACATAAATTGGCTTGAAACTTATGCTATTAATACCTCTTTGATCTATCTTATGCTCAACTACCCACTCATCAGCGCGCCCAACAGCTGCTGTTTTAAAATATTCTAATTTTCGAGATAGCCTAATGAGTTCATCTTCTAAATCCGAGTCTGAATCGTCCTGAGCGTTTTTAATGGCACGCTCTATTTGGTCCAAAACATCATTGTCATTGAAAAAGTCGAGATAATCCTGCACAGTGTCGCAAATTGGGATTGACTGCAGATGCTGATCCATAAAACCCTGATCGATATTCAAATTGACAAAATCCAGTAATTCCTTCTCTAAATTATGGCCTTCGTCAATTACTAACATGTCTCGTGAATTAAAGCGATTCTTAGTATAGTTCAATTGTGTCAAGAAGCTAGAGAAATTCATCGTGACAATGTTGCTACTCATTGCCTGCCCAATGGCTTCATAATATTCACATGAACTATACTTATTGGTGCCTATGTTAGTGGCTGAGCCCTCATAATTAAAAACGTTAAGCTTCGGGAAGCATGAAGTGCAACGCCCATTGTCAGCACCTATTATAGACTTGGCTCCTGATCTACACAGTCCTTCACTGCATGATCGGTAACTTCCTCGATGATCATCTCCACGGAGTGTTAATTCGATTAGTTTACCCTTGTGTGTGTTGTCTATTCTCTTTAAATATGTGCATTCGTAAGCATTTCGGCCCTTGAGTGTCACTAACTTATCACTAAAATCGCCATAAATTTGATCTTGTAATATCTTACTGCTAGTTAAATAATAATTGCTGCTATTATAACCACAGACAGTCATTCCGATAGCGGTTTTGCCTGATCCAGTAGGCGCCTCCACAATAACGAATTTTTTACCGTTATTAAATTGCTTAAGAACGAATTTAATCGCAGCCTCTTGGCCATCCCTAAAACCATCCATCGGAAAATGCGAACGTATTGCATCAATGTCGTACATAAAGCCCTCCAAAAGAGCCAATACAGTGTCTAAAATATTAATAACTGCCGATTTACACTTTGGCGTCTCTGGCAGAACGAAAGATATAATCTGGGCCTGCCAAAATCTAAGGCAATATGCGCGGGAACACGAAATACACACTGTCTTAGTCCTAGGAGACATGTTCCACGATCGTAAAACACTAGACATCGATGTCTTAGCTGAATCATATAAGTTCTTCAACGACACAAAACACCAATTTAATCAAACGTGGATCACATTCCCTGGAAACCACGACATGTACCTACGCCACAGCTGGGATATATGTAGCCCACTAATATTGGACAAATTAATCACATACGTAGACAACGTTAAACACCTACAAATAAACAATCAACGATTTGCAATCGTGCCATTCATAACATACGAACACGCCTATATCAACGTATTACGCGCTATCGAAAGAAAGTCGTCAGAAGACGACATCCTATTGACACATATAGGCACAACCTCTGCCATCTTAAACAGTTGCTTTCTCCTTAAAGAATGGAGCGAAATAAATCTTAATAAAACCAAGTTCAAAAGATGCTACACAGGTCATTTTCACTGTTACCAGCAAGTCGGCGCTAAAACATGGTACCCAGGCAGTTTAATACCGTTTAAATTCGATGAAGGCTCAGTCCCGCATGGATTCATCGAGCTAGACTTAGAGACATTGGATCAACGATTCATAGATGTGTTCGAATACGGTAGAAGCAAAGGCCAACAAGACATCCCACCACAGTTCATGACAATCTCTGTCGAACAACTAGAAAGTTTAAACATCGAAGAAGTCCGTGGTAATAACATCAAAGTTATTATGGACAAGGAGATGAGTACTAGTGAAAAAGAAGAAGTGAAGACATTACTAGAACGGCAAGGAGCCAATAATGTTAAGTGGATGGATATGGTCGAGAAATTCGAAACACCGCAACAGATCTCAAACGCCAGCTTAGATCGGCAAGACGTCTTTAGATCATGGCTCGATATCGACGTCAAGAACGCTGAAGGCTTAGATAAGAGTATCTTGCTTCAGTTGAACAAAGAAATCACCGCTGAAGGAGACAGAGAATATGCTATCGAAAGCAAAACCGCCACTGAAGATTGAACCCTACTCAGTAACACACGAGACAATTTGGGCAATCGCTTCAAATTATAGCGAAATCTCATTGATTTTTAGCTTTCATTGCGAACCAAGCGTACTAAAAGTACTTAGCGGAATTTATAACGCTAATGACATTGACGACGACCATCTTGAAATCACATCATTGAACTATTCTTCCGATGTCGATGGAAGCCATCATTTAAAAATTATCATATATTTAAATGATCACCTATTTAAAGAATGGAATGACGCTACCATAGAATATCGTCGATTAATGGGTACGTTTACTAACTGCTATCAAGAATTTATAATGCTCGCAGAATATTTTGCAAGCACCCACAATATATTAAGTCCACTTAACCTTATTAAAGCATTCGGCTATGACTTTCCGAATACCACACACCAATAATCGCCAGTGCGTGCCACCCCTATGTGGACATAACTACCAAGAATATTGTTTTTATGTGGCGCACTATTCCACCATGTCTGCATTACTTCATTCACCGTTTGCTGACCCCTAGCTATATTCTCACCTATATGTGTAAACATATATCCATTATTCTTAGCGCGATTAGCTACCGTACGATCTTTATTCCATAGGTAGCCTTCCACATGCGTCATACTACGATTTTTATACATGTAGTCAGCATGCCACTTAGCTGCAGCCATAAGATTAGTGTTAAACACCAACGGCGGCAATTCCGCTTGCTTGCGACGTAGATTGTGCTCCGCCAGCAGATCATCACACTCAGCCATTGCTCACTCCCTGTTATATTACTTATTATATAATTCCAACCGCTTGATGAATTTATGTGCAAATTCTGGTCTTTCATTCAATAATGTGTCCCAATCATCTTCTGTCATCTTCATAACATGACGTTTTATAATATTGACACGTTCTCGGTGCAAAGAGGTCTTAAGGGCCTGTCTCTTCTTCACGTCTGCGGCCCATTCTAAGAATAGCTGTCGGCTAAAAATCTTAGTGCCACTAGGCACTGCCACGTCCTTTAAAGCAGCGACACCATAGAACGAACCGAATAAACGTGAGGAAACCATTACAGCTGCGAAAGATGCTAAATCTTCTGGCAGAGCATCTGTCTCCGTGTGTGATGAATTAATATAACTCATCGCAGTTCGCAAAGCAGCATATTCTGCGACGCTGCGATCCTTCAATGGCGCAGGATATACTTGTAACTTCAAGGCTTGAGGATACAACTTGCAATCTTCGTATAAAACATGTAAACCAGCCACCAAATCATCATGCAACTGACCCACTTTATCACAATATTGTCTCATCGATAAAGTCAGTTCACCGTCATCGCCTACAATCACCGAAGCCCAATTACTATCTGACAAATCGACCTGAATAGTCATTAAATTGGCAAAATCAAGCTCGGTCAATATGCCCATGAACCCCACTACATGCATTTGTAGAGTCTTGTGAAACCAAATATTCAATGCAGGATGGATGCCTTGCGCTAGTTTCCGAAGCGCAATGCCGGTGGGCGTTCGATTTTGGCTTAACTCAGCTGGATTCTCTAACGTCACATCACCCTCGCGCTTTCGCTGTGATATTACTCTGATTCAAGCGTGGCAAGAATATGTATAATGAAAAATCCCATTTGATAAATATATTATATGACTCAATTACACCAAACAAATGAGGCCCTTGGCGATGCAAGCCAAGGATCCCAATATAGTCGAACTAATATACAGCATGCTTATGGCTGCGATTGCCATCAGACATGCCCATGTCACGCTAACCATATCAAAGGCAAATTATGCCAATGCAAGACACATTCAGAATGGGTCAACACAATAGCTAATTCGATTGAGGAATGAAATGAGCTGTACCCCTAATAATGGCACCACTGGTGGAGCAAGTGCATTCGACAATAGAATACGATTCAGCACATCCGCCATAGATTTCACGAACGACGTTGGGCTGACGCAGCAACAGCATGATACATATCCATCGCCAAACACGCAAGCGCGGTATGACTGGATGCGCATGTATCTTATTGGTCTGCTGTCTAACCAAAGCAGTTGTGACCAGCCAAGCCAATATCGCCCAGGTACTATGTGGTACCAGATGGACTGCCCCAACACCGGCAACGGCTACTACAAAGCGTACGACTGCCTAACAGACACATTCACTGATCTGTCAGATTACATCAAAGCTTTTGACAGCATAGATGGCAATGTTAACCTGACTTCATTCATTAATAGCACTAGGATTAGCCTAGGTGCAATCACTAATGCCACGGGTGCACTTAACGTCGAGATTATCCTTTACGGCAATGTTACAAGTGTGGCTACCAACGAAATCATAGTGCCAGCGGAAATGCAATCTATGCTGGGCAGCGATTACGTACCATTCGTTTATTTTCAAAATGACGCTGCAAAGACCTCAGCGGTGCCTTTTCCTGGCATGACATTGATTCCCAACGATGAGGTCGTGTTAAGTCCAGCTTATGATAAAGTAACACTTTTGAACATATTCTTGACAAACGGCGACAAGTATATGGTAAGCTTTAGGCGAATCGCAGCAGATTTGATCTTTTCTAGAGTTCAATAGTTGGAGAAACACAAATGTTCATGAATATCAAAGAACGAACCGCCAAAGAGTGCACTGGCGTAGTCGAAATCATCGTCAAAGACGTACATGGAAATGTGGTCCAACACGAAAAGCACAATAATATAATTAAAATCTTTGCTAAAGAAACCCTGGCGCACAGGTTGTGTCCATCACGGCACTGGGACCCTACCGCTGGTACGGGAAGCGGCGCCTGGATAGATAATAGCTTTAACATTGAAGATTTCGCCGCGCGTTACATTGTTTTCGGCGCCTCTTATGACGCAAACGGTAACCCACTTGACACCAATGACGCACGTTTCTATAAAATCGACCCAGTAACCCAAGCGTACGTCCCGAAGCCACTGTCACCTGGCGCTTTGCCCTACAGCGCTGGTGTCGATGAAAACGGCAACACAGACGCAACCTGGTATCTGAAAAGCGGAGATTTAATAAATCCAATTCCGATCAGCTATCCAAATCGACCACTTAAAGCAGTAGAACGGATCTACTTCGAATCGAGCTATCAACCAGCAGGTGATCCGAACTTAGACGCCGCAGTAAGACCACTTAACAACACAGTGGTATTTGAAACAACACTCCTAAAGACAGAATATAACGGATTTGGGAATACAGCCAGTGACTACTTCACTATCAGCGAAGTGAGCCTAGTATGCGCGCCTGAAGTCGATATGGCAAATGTTTGCAATTGCCCGCCACGTGACATCTTTCTCCTAGGCCACACCGATGGCTTGCCATTGCAAGCCAACATAGCTGTCGCAGGATCTACAGTAAGTCTAACCGAAACGACCGGTGAATATATAAACTATATCAAAGTTGGTGACACGATAAAAATCGTAGCCTCTGACTCTACCGCTGCAGAAAATAATGAGCTAGATCAATTAAATCCGTTCTACCTAGTGATGAGTAAAGTAAACGGCGGCGTCGATATTACCGTGGATCGCACAATTAGAACAGCCAACAACACTCCAATAACTGGCGCAGTTGGTGTCTTCAAAGACGAATTTAGAATGTTCTCACATCGGATCCTACAAACACCAGTCAAAAAGAGCTCCGACTTTGAAGTAATAGTCCGTTGGTCAATCAACATGGCCTAACTGCACCACTGAACATCACACATGAAAATCGCATGGGTTTCTGGTGGCAAGCTAGCTGACGCCAACGCACATTTACCTACTAACAAGCATAATTTCTTAGATAAGCTAAACCCAGATATTTATATTCATACATATAATAATGAACCATTCAGAGCGATCGAAACCGCAATAAACATAAAAAAACTAATCACTGAAAGCCCAGATGTTAAAGCATTTCATGTGCCAGATAATATCCTAAATCATAAAGAGCCCGAGACAAACATACAAAACTGCTTTTTCATGTGGCGAAAACGCCAACTAGCGTTTAAAATGATCAATATAGATCAATATGACTACGTCGTTTGCGGCAGATTAGATGTAGAATATAAAAACGAATTCGACACAAAATGGCTGACTCACATAGACGATTCAAATATTCTAGTGCCAGCTGGAGGCGATTATAGAGGTGGATTGAACGATATTATAGCGATCGGTAACCCTAAAACCATGAAGATTTATACCAATCTCATAGATCACATTTACGAATACTGCGAACAAGGATGTAAATTCCACCCTGAGCAACTACTAAAGTACCATCTTACCAAATACAACATACAGGCACACAGGTTCCAAATGGCAATACTGGTACGAGGAATACCATATAATGGTATATAGGTGCTTTGGCTATAAGCTTCGACATAGAATTATGAATCTTGCGTACGAAAAATAACTTCTGAATCTTAAGCTGTTATCTTGCAGCACTCGCTAAGTATTTCTCAAGGTCTTCCGGTATGCCAACCGCATGATGTTGCGAATTAGGAATGTGATATATTCCTACTCGCTTACCTCCATTTATCAGGTAATTGTAAGTCGGCCCAATATAGAACTCGCCGTTTATAGCTCGATCATTTTTAGAGACCATCGCTCTTGCACTGTCAATGAAGTCAGAACCTTTTTTCCAGCAGTGAATACCATTTAGACTTATGTCGCTGATCACTTCCTTTTCTCGCACCTCTGTAACCAGACCGTCTTTACCAACCTTAGCATAGCTATTCTTATCCGCATCACAAAAATATGTGACGATAATACCGTCATAATCAATATTTTTTAAGAAAACAGTGAATGCGTGTGAATCCCAAGCCATGATTTGATCGCAATTTGTAATGACCAATTCCTCGTCATTGTCTATCGCTGATTCAGCGGCGAGTGCTGATACCGCAGGACCATCAGTTAAACCATCGACATAGAATACACTAAAATCTCCATAATATTGCGATATAGCTTCGATGATGCTCTGTCCTATTTCGTTACCTTGCACTACAAATATTAATCGCCCTTTCAGTCCTAATGTTTCAATAGCCCTTACTATCATCGGTTTACCCAAAATATCGATCAACGGTTTTATGATCTTTCGTTGGTCGCCCTTTTGGAATCGACGGCCTTCCCCCGCTATAGGAAATAAGATGTTCAAATTTAACTCCTATCTGTTCCAATGGCATGTTCTAAGGCTCGTTCTAGCTGACTTGATCCCACCGTGAATAGTGAGTGGAGTTTTGTATTGCTTCAAACTCGACCTCTTCCAAATCAAGTTGCACTGGTGGCAACCCGTCTACAAACTCGTAAGAAACCACCTTAACATTATCTCTATCCCTCCTGTATTCCTTCCAGATTATCTTAACTTGGCGGTCTTGACCGCCTACTGTAAATGTACTGACGCATTCACGCAAGCGCGGGAGCATCTTTGCGTATATTTCAGCTGCTTTAGAATCACTCATGATACTGGCTTCAGCCTCCGGCCAACTGCCTTTTATGTTATACTTCGCATATAATGCTGCCGCTACAGGATGCTTTATTATATGTGGCTCAGCTTCAAGCCACCTGCCAGTATATTCTGATGCTAGCTCGCTCATTTCTAATGGACTCATGTCATCTAAATCTGAAAAAGCCTCTATGATCTCACAAAGCTCACCAAGTTTCTTATTATATGGGCTATTGATTACGTCATCGACAAATTTCCCGTTCGATGCCAACGCTCTGATCGCATCTATAGATATGGTGCAATTTTCATTATCAACATCTTTAAACGAGTAATCATCGAATTGATATAATGGTTTTCGATTTTTGTATAGCACGTACTGCGGAGATTTGGCAAGGTAGCTTGAGCCCATTTCTTTATCTGCGCCAATTCTTGTACACCATGCAGTGCCGATACCTAGTTTCGCTAGCGCATTAACTGCTTCTGGACTCGTACCCTCTACCTTAAACAGTTTAAAGGTCCCATCGTCAAGCAACACCTTGGCACCATGATATTCCTTACCCAAGTAGTGTACGCCACTCAGCCGCTTGCGCGAAGCCTGAGTGGCCTTATATTCTCTGGTCTTCTCCAAAGTCTCTTGAAAGTAATCTAAATCCTTATTGTTTAAATCAGAACTTAGACCAGCATTTTTTATAGCTTGAAAGCTATTAATCCACTCCTCTAAATCTTGTTTTAACTGCGGCTTAAGAAAATCGTCAGTGCCATGAGTTTTATATAACTGCGTCAACCACTTATAGAACGCCCCATCGCTAGGGTCAGTGTCGATTATTTTTTCAACTGTAGGATTGCCTCTGCCAAGTTGTTTCTCCAGCCAAGGACGATCCAACTTTGCTTCCAAAATTAATGCTAATTTCATTATAGCTCCAAAGCCCAATATTTTATGTTTGAGTATATAATTTTTATAGCGCACCACGAATGCCACAGGCAGCTATGAAATACACACCACTAGAACGATATCTTGTTAAGCTAGGCGCCAAGGCATACCGATTAAACGGTAAAAACATAAAAATACAGCGTAACGAGCATGGATCATGGTGGTGTCCACCTAACTCGTTTGCATGGCGCAAAGTGGACGAGTTGCCGCTCGCTACAAAAATGAATACTTTTACGCCTCTCCTCACTAAGATTATTGACTGTATGCATAAAGCATTCTGCTTCGGCTTTAAACCTTTGGAAAGTGGGCTGACCTGTTTGCCAAGTCCAAGGACGACGTAGAAGAGACTTTTGCCGCTTGGTTCGAAACGAACAAGGACAAGCTGGTCGAGCTGGTACAGTCGAAGTAGTAGCAGGGGGTTTCTCCCCTGCGCCTGGGCTGCCACAGAAGGGCACCCCCCCATGTTCCAACGAAGAAACATGGGGGGGTTATCATCCTGCAGTTTAGCTGTCACATGAAAACGTAACCAAAGGAGAAACGATGATCGCATTTACAAAAGTAGCGTTGCCTTTCGGCTGGTTAGGCAACATGAGCGCACACAAAATCACGTATGGTGGCCGAACATGGAGAACCGCAGAAGCTTTATTCCA